CAAAAAGAATTTTAAGTACAAAAATTAACGATTTACTTTAATGCTATAATATTAAGGTACCAAACTTATAAGGAGACAAAGTGCACACATATACAATTAGCGAAGAAAACACCATCGAGGTTTTTGGTGAAGGAGAGACTATTCCATTCCTTCGTCAGCCACACTACCCTAACGGTGATGCTTTTGATACCCGTGAAGAAGCAGAGACTTGGGCTCAGCTCTTTATTGAAGCTTTGGTAAACGATGAAGCACCCTATGCTCCAATTGGCAAGGGTATGGAAGGTGAACCAAAACCTACTAAAGAAGAAATGCTAGCAATGCTTAAAGAGCGTGCTGAAGAGTTCGGGGACAATGTTCCAGAACAACTAGCACAGCGTATTGCTGACCTTGAATCTGAAATTTCTGCTTAACATTTGATCATCGTTTCTTCTTCTGATACAATGTATTAGGAGGAGAGACGATGAATCATTTTGATGTTCTTATTGCTACCCCTGGGCATAGCCTGGAAGCTCACTATGTGAGAAGCCTTGTAGATACTTTAGCTGAGTGTGATTCTCGGGGGGTATCATACAAGTGGCTTAACTCTTATTCTTCTTTAGTTCATAATGCTAGAGAAACAACTATTAGCGGTGGAGATGGGTTTACTCTTAATCCCCTCGATAAAGGTCCATTAGGAGATAGCGTTACATATAACAAAATCTTTTGGATTGATTCTGACATTTCCTGGACACCAGAAGACTTTTTTAAGCTATATGATTCTGAGCATGAAGTTACTACTGGTGCATATTTACTTGCAGACAATGTTACTACTTCTGTTCATGCTTGGGGTACACCTGGCGGTATTCCTAAAGAAGAAATCTTAAAGATGAAAGAAGTAACCAAAATTCAAAGTATGGGCTTTGGATTTGTTGCTATGAAAAACGGGGTATTTGAAAGACTAGACCGTCCTTGGTTTGGACATTATACTCAAAAGATGCAAACAGGTCCAGATACCTTTATTGACACATATCTAGGTGAAGATATATCATGGTGTATTAATGCTTATAAGCATGGTGTGGAAATTTATTTTGACCCCTCGGTTTTGGTGGGGCATATGAAGAAGGTGAAAATAGAATGGTAGATAAACAATATTTTTTTATGGCAGGTTTGCCACGTTCAGGAAGCACATTGCTTGCTTCTCTCTTGAGTCAGAATCCAGATATGTATGTTTCTGCTCAATCTCCCCTGCCCAATATTCTGGGGGCAGCTTATAATCAATATCAAAGCAAAGAAAATCTAGACCACAGTAGATTTGATGATATCTATAATGTAGTAGACAATATTATTCCTTTGTTCTATGAAAAGCACCCAGAAAAATACATCATTGATAAAAACTTTTCCTGGCTAGAGCCACACCCATATGTGATTCTAGAGCACCATCTTAAGAACGATATTAAAGTTATTTGTCCAGTAAGAAATATTCTTGAAATTCTTGCATCATGGAATAGACTATGTGAAAATGACAAGACTAATCAATATGACAATATTATTAGACAGCATGATAAGACTAATCGTAAGATGCCAGATCGTCGAGCAGACTTCTTTATGAATGTCCAAGACGAAGAGCAGAAGGGTATTCTTAATGGAATTGAAAACATGAAGCGTATTCTATACCCCCAATTCAAAGACCAGATTATGCTCGTTGAATATGATGACTTAATTGATAATACCGCAGAAACAATTGACAGCATTTATAATTTCTTAGGTATTGAAAAGTATGAGCACGATTTTTCACATATTACTAATCCTCACGAATATAACGATATTTGGGGGGTAAAGAATCATCACACAATTAAGTCAAAGATTAAAAAAGAAGAGTATGACTTTGAAAAACTATTCTCTTTTGACACTATTAAAAGGTATTCTGGTCTAGAGTTTTGGAAGAATATTAAATGATTATTGTGATTTCTGGTTTGCCAGGGGCAGGCAAAACAACACTAGCTAAAGAAATAGTGCGTAGAACAGATGCTATTCATCTAAATGCCGATGACGTTAGGGCAGACCTAAGTTCTGACCTGGGGTTTTCTATTGATGATCGTAAAGAACAGTCAAGAAGGTTAGGCGCTATGGCAAGGCTGCTTTCTAATCAAGGTCATCTTGTGATTGTTGATTTTGTAAATCCTATCGAAGAAACTCGTAATGCTTTTGGTAGCTATGATTATTTTGTTTGGGTTGACAGAATTAAAGAGGGTAGGTTTGAAAACACCAACAATATTTGGCAAGAGCCAACTAATGTTGATATAAGAATAGAAGAAGGCTTAACTGTTGAAGAAGAAACAAAGCTTGTTTTAGATACCTTCGAAATTTATGACTGGACAGAACCAACAACTTTAATGCTTGGTAGATACCAGCCTTGGCACGAGGGGCACCAGGCTTTAAAAAACGAGGGGCACAAAAGAACAGAACAAGTTTTGATTGGAGTTAGAAACACTCATGGTACTTCTGAAAAAGATCCACTACCTTATGAAAAAGTGGTGGAATACATACAGCAATCTAATGGCACAAATAACTCACTAATAATGAAACTACCCAACATTACTAATATTATTTATGGTAGGGACGTGGGGTATAAAATTGAACACGTTGAGCTACCCCCTGAAATTCAAGAAATATCAGCAACAAATAAACGTAAAGAGATGGGAATATGAAAGCAACAAAAGCTCGTTCAATGGCTAAAGCACTTCTTTACCGTGGACTAGGAACTTTAAGCACTTTTGTCATTGCTTTGATTTTTACGGGGGAAGCAGTAACAGCAACCTGGATTGCTTTGATTGAATTTGTTGTCAAAACACTTCTATATTATTTTTATGAACGTTTTTGGAACATGATTTCTTGGGGTAGACAAGAAACCTAATGCTATAATAGTTTTATGTTTAATCCACTACTATTAAGGTTTAGAGCTATTGATCAAACCTTTAAGCCAATGGAGGCTACTGGTGGGAACATATCATATTATGCAGATAATGGAATAGTTTATAAGGTTCATACTTTTACTTCTGGTACCTCGAATTTTGTCGTCAATGACCCTGGAAATGGCAACAGCAGAGGCTTGGTAAATTACTTGGTTATTGCTGGTGGTGGTGGTTCTGCTGGATCTCAGGATGACGTTACCCTCGCTGGCGGTGGCGGTGGTGGCGGGTATAGAACAAACATGCCAAATGAAAGATCTGGAAGAGATAGCGACCCAGAGCCAGTGTTAAAACTAAATGCAGGATCTTATACTGTCACCGTTGGCGGCGGTGGTGGTGCTGGATCTAGCAGATATCGCTTTCCTGGAGATGGTGGAAATGGTGGCAACTCTCAGTTTTATAATATTATTTCTAGTGGTGGGGGTGGAACTAGATACCAAAAGGGTGGAAAAAATGGTGGATGCGGAGGAGGAGACTCCAATCGTAGAAATGGTGGAGGCTCTGGCTCAATAAATCAAGGATTTGACGGCGGAACGGGTAGCACTTACGGCACGGGACGCGGCGGTGCGGGCGGAGGTGGAGGTGCTGGCTCCGCTGGAGAAAGCGTTAGCTCTTTTAGCAGCTCTGGTGGAGACGGTGGCTATGGAATAGTTTCCTCAATTAACGGTTCTGCAATAGGCAGGGCAGGCGGCGGTGGCGGCTCTGCAAGAAGTTCTGCTGGTGTAGGCAGAAACGGAGGTGCATCTGGAAGGACTGGCAGAAGCTCTGGGGCATCTGGTGCAAACGGATATGGGGGTGGTGCTGGCGGATCATCTTGGTACAGTACCGAAAGAGGAAGCACAGGCGGCGGCCGAGGAGGATCGGGAATCGTTATCGTAAGATATATATATGGATATGGCGATACGGTGGAAGAAGTTTTGGGGTAGAATTGTGAAAGTTACTTTAGATATTGGTAATGGTTTTTGGAGTTTTGACAAACAAGAGCTAGCAAAAAGATATAGAGATAACGATGACTTAATTTTTGATTTTGTAAAAAATTCTAATGCCTACGTAGAGTTTAAAAGTTTAAGTTTTGGCTTCTTTTTGAAACTAAACAAAGAAGTTGTTTATCAGGAAAGTTTTCCTAAAGATAGTATTGTTTATTATTCAACAGATCAAGAATACTTAGAATCCGTAAAGGTTGAAGATATCAAGGCAGACAAAGAGTATGAGCTGAGTGTTTGGGCGGTAAACGATGGAATAGAGTATTCAGAAATTTTTGTATTTTCAATTCCTAAGCCAAAACAACCTGGTCAAGGATGGGTATGGAACGATGATGGAAATTATTGGGATCCCCCAATTGAATCTGCAGCCATCGGCGTAGAAATAGACAATCAAAACAACTAGAGCCTATCTACACAAAAACTCCCACTATGTTAAAATATATTAGGAGAATAAATGTCTACAGCCCTTAATCTTTATGCCACAAAAGTTTTTGCGGAACACCCCGTTTCTTTGTGGGCATTGGATGATACATCCGACTATGTAGCCCTTATAAACGACACTAATCAGAATCTTGATAATTGGAGTGTTACAGGGGCATCAGTTGTTGATGCTAGAACAGATTCAGAGTTTCAATCGGATAGGCCACCGCTAGAGCCATTTGAAAATAAATATCTTAATGGTGTAACAGAAACTTTGGGTAGCGGTGGAATAGTAACTTTTGAAAGTCCAGGTTATTTTCAGCCATCAGATTTTGATCTGACCCTTGGATCTTTTTCAATATCTACCTACTTTTTTACTTATGATAGAACAACTCAAGTTCGAGTGGGGTATTCATATTTTAACGGCTCACAAAGAGTAGAAGTCCCAGATGTAACTAGAGCAACCACAATACCGGTTGAAAGACAGTGGGCATCTATTTCTCAAACTTTTGATTTCCCCTCAAACTTTAGTGATCTTAAGATATTTATAGAAGTTTCCTTTACTGAGTCTGCATCACCATACAAGTTTTCTATTAATGGAATAAATGTTGGTCAGCTTGCAGAAGAGTTTTTTTTAGAGTCCCCTGGGGTTTTGCCAGCATCGCTGTCTTCAGAGATTAATTTGCAAGTTTCTGGAGTACCCGCTCAGCCATATGGATTAGAGGGGGCTAGTGGATACTATTTATCTGACAACAAAAAAATGTATGCAAAAAATCTGGGGATGCCAATTGTTTATGGTGCATACAATAGCACAGTTCTGACACCATTTGCCAACAATCCCTCTTTAATAGTTCCAGGTTTAGGATTTTTAAATGAGTCTGGGCAGTATCAAAAATTCACTTTTGAGTTTTGGGCAAAAATTCATAATGAATCTTTTGTGCTTAGAAAAATATTTGGACCTGTTTTTTCAGAAGATGGTTTGTATACGGAAGGTCCATTTCTTATTTTAAAAATAGGAAAAGAGGTTGGCTCTCACTACATTGGTGAATGGAATAGGCCAATGCTTTTCAATATTCGATATTCCCCCGACTCCTGCAGTCTTGTCTTAAACGGCGAAGAAGTTATTTCTTTTTCCATTAATCCTAACGATACAACCTTTCCAAATAAAGAAGATGGCTCTGGAAACGATCAAGACTGGTTAGGTTTCTACGCCTATGAAGACATCCCCATTATTTCTCTAGACTGTACTGGTCTATATCCTTATGAGGTTCCAGCTATTGTTTCAAAAAGAAGATTTGTGTATGGCCAGGCTGTAGAAGTGCCAAGCAATTTGCAGGGGTTTAAGAAAAATAATTCTTTATCTATAGACAATGCTTTTGCAAAACATGCCAAAACTTATTCCTACCCCCTGCTTGGAAATTGGTCTAATGCTATCGTTGAAAACCTGGTACCAAATCCTTCCGACATATCATCTCCAAGCTATTCCCTTCCAGAAATTGCTTTTGACAATAAAACCGTAGAGGAGTGGTATCAGGCTTCTTCAAACAGCCAAGTGGGGGGATACTCTTTCTTCTCTATGGAGCCAGATGCAGAGTGGACAGAAACTAATGGCCATATGTATTTTAATTCCCTCGAAAATATATTAGAAGAAACAAAGGCCATCTATGGTGTTTTTAGTCTTAAAAGACTTTATCAAGAAAAGCAAATCTTAATAGAAATGGTTAACAAGGTTAGCGGGGATTCTTTAGAAATATCTGTAACAGATAATACAGTTAACTACATATTAAAAACAAAACAACCAAACGGTTCTTTTGTAGAGGAAAATATTTTTACGGTAACTGGTCTAGTTGCTGACGCAATATTTTTAGCGGGTATTCATATTCCAAGAGCAAAGAATTCTTTTGGGTATAAGCTATCTAGGTTTTTTACTAACATTAGCAACATCAGCGTATTTTTATGCGGTAATTCAGAATTACAGAATACCTTCCGTGGAAGAGTTCACTCTGTAGGCTTTCCGAGTAAAAGGAATCTAAAAAAAATAGAGGATGACTTTCTCATTATTGGCATGCCCTCAAACTTTTCAGAAAACTACACCGAGATTCTTATTTATGACGGTGGAGAGTATGACACTATTGAGTGGGAGTATAGCTATGAAAGTGGAACATATGCCCAAGAGGCTAACGAAGTTTCCTTGATAGGTAACGAGTCTGGCTCTAGTGCTGCTCTTCTAGTGGCGACTCAGGTATATGATCATATATCAACATACACTCTGATTCCAAAAGATTATTTTGGCGCATTTACTCTGGATATTGGTGCCGAGTCTTACTGGGAGGATTATTTGCCTCTAAGTTACTTTGCAAAATATGTTACAGATGGTGCGGGGAATCAGTATAAAGATCTTGACTTTATTCAATTTAATATTGACTACCCTTTCTTTAATAAATATCTCAATAACTTTTATGACTCAACTGACTCCCCAGTAAAAATGTATGCAAGCTTTGAGTATTTAGTAAATGGCGTCGCCACACAGCTTTCTGCTTACACAAACACAAAGCTTTTACCAAAGTCTGGAATTGTTAGACCTGGAACAGAGTGGAAAACAACTAAGTATGAGATAACAGATGATACAGTCATCTACCCACCTGCTGAAGAAAACTTTGAAAGTCTTGCTCTAAAGATAAGTCTTGAGATTTCCACTATTGGTGTAATTGAAAAACCAATTTCAATTAAGTCCTTAGATTTTGCATCAAAATCTTTGGGGTATTCTCCAAATAGAATTGGTAACAGGTTTGGAACAGAGGTATATCCTTATAGAAAAGTAGGTCCTTATTTTGATTATAAGAATGTTCCACCATTTAGTATTTATAAAAACAGTGTTCCATACTTATATCTTTCAGGAAGTTCGGGTATAAGAATGAGAGATGATTATGCAACATCAGATGAAAGAGGCTTTACAATGCCAATTAACAGGGGGAGGGGTAGCTTCTTTAAGGTTGGCTCAATGCAAATTTTAGCTAAGTATGAAAGAGATACGCTTCCCACCACCCCAGTAAAAATATTTGAAATCGACGGGGCAGACAGAAGTATTAACTTTTATCTAGTTGCATTCAAGGGAAACAGTAAAAGAGGGTTTGTCTATGCACTAGATGGCACAACGGGAAGGGCCATAAGCGGACTGATTTATAGTATGGACGGTAGAAATGTTAAAAGACCAATTATAAGCCCCAATGTTTGGACAGCAATAGGCGTTAGTTTTGAAGAAGCTATAGACTTTTCTTCTTCTGTTGGTGCTTTAAGAATAACAAACCCAATCTTTGTAGACAATATCTCTTATTATCAAATTACTGAACAAGAAGAATCTTCTCGTCTTGCATATAGAAAATGGTATGCTGTACGAGCAGAGCCAGACAATGACTTAGACTGGGATTATTGGGACGAATCAACTTGGCAAGAGGTTTTATTCCTTACAGAAGCTAGGCCAACAGTTATAGATCCCACAAAAATTTACAAGCAGTACACAGGAACAGACAGGTTTGTCAATCAGTCAAGCACATCAATTAGGCTAGGCGAATATAAATACTCTACATTCAAAAATGTAAGATGGTCTAGAATAACCTCAAATTCTGCCTAGAGAGTTATAATATGGTATACTGGTTACCATGAATAGCCCAACTTCGGACAAAATCGGCAAGTCTAAAGCCACAATCATTGATAAGGGTTATGACTGGGGCATTTATGTGTGGAAAAAGTCAAATGGGAAGTGGTTTACTGATGGAAACGGAAATATTTTAAACATCCCTTCCATGAAGGGCGACCTTTCTAAAATTTCAGAACTTAAAAGTGCCGCCGCATATCACGGAGAGCCAGACGGAGAGCCAGTCTTTTTTGCTGGACTAAGCAGAGTCAGTGATGAAGAGTATGAGGAGCAGGTGGGAAGAATGCAACAGGGTCTTATTCCTAACCTCAATGACCTTGGTGCGGTGCATGCGGCACAACAAACTTTAAAACAGTATGGTGATGAAGGATAATGGAACAAGAGTGGACAGTCGGCGCTAGAATCGACGAATTAGAAAAACAAGAAAATAGCTTTAAGAATCAGGATCCATTCAACAAAAGCTGGGAAGACTTAAAGGCATACAATGGTTTGGCTACAAACTTTAAAAGAAGATCTACAAGAATTGCAAAAACCTTGGATATGCCACCAAGCGAGCAATACCTATCCAATGCTCGTGCCAGTCAGGTAGGAACAGACGGGGCAGGCTCTAAAGAAATTAATCCTGGCGACGTTTTTCGTAATGGCTACGGAATGTTTGATGTTATCACACCCCCATGGAACCTATACGAGCTTGCAAACTACTATGATACATCATTCGCTAATCACGCAGCTATTGATGCAAAGGTAGAGAATATCGTTGGACTTGGCTATGATTTCGCGGTATCAGAAAGAACTATGCTTAGACTTGAAACTAATCAGGATGAGCTAGCCACTAAGCGTGCTCGCAACAGAATTGAAAGAGCAAGAATTGAGCTAAGGGACTGGATTGAAAATCTTAATCAAGATGATTCTTTCACGAACACACTAATGAAGTTTTATACTGACGTTCAGTCAACTGGTAATGGATATTTAGAAATTGGTAGAACTACAAAGGGAGAGATTGGCTACATTGGACACATTCCCTCTACCACAATGCGAGTGCGAAGATTGCGCGATGGGTATGTTCAAATTATTGGACAGAAAGTTGTTTACTTCCGTAATTTCGGGGCAAATAATCAAAACCCCATGACCACCGACCCACGTCCAAATGAAATTATTCACTACAAAGAGTATTCTCCATTAAACACTTTTTATGGTATTCCAGACATCATGTCTGCCATTTCATCACTTCATGGAGATCAGCTTGCCTCTCAGTACAACATTGACTACTTTGGAAATAAGGCTGTTCCAAGATATGTGGTTACCTTAAAGGGAGCAAAACTTTCTCCAGATGCTGAAGACAAGATGTTTAGATTTTTGCAAACAAGCCTAAAGGGTCAGTCCCATAGAACACTATACATTCCACTACCTGGAGATACTGACAATAACAAAGTAGAGTTTAACATGGAGCCAATTGAAAATGGTGTTCAAGAGGCATCCTTTAATGAATACAGGGTCCGCAATAGAGATGATATTTTGGTTGCTCATCAGGTCCCTCTTTCAAAAATTGGTGGAGCAGATGCATCATCAATTGCATCAGCACTTGCACAAGACAGAACATTTAAAGAGCAGGTAGCTAGACCAGCACAAAAGAATTTAGAAAAAATTATAAACAAAGTCGTTAAAGAAAAAACAGACATTCTAGAGTTTAAGTTTAACGAACTAACATTGACAGACGAAATCGCTCAGTCACAAATTATTGAGCGCTATGTGAAGACACAGGTCATGACTCCAAACGAAGCAAGGCAAGAGCTTGGCCTCCCCCAAAGGCCAGATGGCGACGATCCATTCCTAATGTCCCCCAGACAAATGACTGATGCTAGAGCAAATTTGGCAGGGAATAGGGAAAGAGATTCTCAAAGATCAAATGAACAATCTGACAATACAGAAACACTACAAGGAAGAAACGCTCAGGGCGAAGGCCCAGCATCAGAGTAGAATGTTACAAAATATTAATATATTTGAACTTTCTTAAAAAACAATGTATAATGGAGCTAGTATGACTATGTTTAAAGCCCATTGGGATACAGATGGCGACGCCGTTCGCCTATCAATGCCCTTTGCAAAAGTAGATAAAGAAAGACGCACAGTGTCTGGTTTTGCCACACTGGACAATGTTGATAAACAAAACGACATTGTTACCACCGATGCGTCTTTACAGGCTTTCTCCAAATTTCGCGGAAACATTCGAGAGATGCACCAGCCTTCGGCTGTTGGACGCATGGTGTCATTCAAAGAGGATAAGTATTTCGATCCTGACACCAAAAAATTCTATAGCGGCGTCTATGTTTCCGCGTACATTTCCAAGGGTGCACAAGACACCTGGGAAAAGGTAATGGACGGTACATATACAGGTTTTTCCATTGGCGGTAAAATGCTTAAATGGGACGATGCTTTCGATGAGAAAATGGATAAGCAAATTCGTATTATTAAAGAATATGACCTTGTAGAGCTTTCACTTGTTGACTCTCCTGCAAATCAGTTTGCTAGCATTCTATCTATCGAAAAGTCTAATAACGGTGAATTCGTAAAGGGAGAAGGCGTTGTAGATTTAGAAAATGTGTTTTGGGATTCGGATTCTGGGCTTGTCATACTGTCAGAAAACGAATCTGAAAACCACCCTGTTTCGGGGGAAGCTATGAAAAACATTGGATTTGTAGAAAAAGCCGATACAGAAAAAAATGACATGATAAAGTTCTTAGTTGATAGTGCTAAAGGCATTAATCTTTCTAAGATGACAGAGGAGGTAAGTCCTATGACTGAAGCAACAGAAAATCTCACAGAAAAAACTGATGAGGTTGTTGAAGAAGTAGAGGTCGCTCCAGAGGCAGATGCCGAGACTGAAGAGGCAGCTGTTGAGGAAGAGGCCGAAAAGGCCGATTCTGCAGAAGAGACAGCTGAAGAATCAGAAGCAGACGTTGAAAAAGCTGATGCTACTGAAGCCGATGTCGAAGAGGCTGAGGCTACTGAAGCCGAAGTTGAAAAGGCCGAGGCTGTCGAGGCAGATGAAGAGGTAGCCAAGTCCGACGACGTAGCAGCCGTAGAGGCAGTTGCCGAAATTAAGGATACCCTCACATCAGCCTTTAGCGATCTTGCAGAAACCGTAAAAGCTCTTCACGAGCAGGTTAATGCATTAAACAAATCTATTACTGGTGTATCCGAAGAAGTTTCAGCTACAAAGCAAGAGCTTGCTGAAGCCAAGGGCCAGTTTGATGAGTTTGGTAAGCGTGTTGATGCTGTAGAGCAAGACACCGCTTTCCGTAAATCTGGCGATCTTGGCGAGATCGTGCAGGAACAACCAGAAATGGTTGAGAAATCCCTATGGGGCGGTCGTTTCCTCAAAACTGCCGACTTATTTAAATAAGCAAAAAATCACTTAGGAGGTGACAAATGTCGGAAGAGATCAAGAAGAATCAGCCAGGTGAATCTGGTGAACTAGGAGGTACTGCTCCTGGTAACTTCCAGGGCCAGGGTGCATTCGCATCTGGTGGCGTTGGAGGCGTGACAGACCCTGGTGCTGACACACTTGGTAACATTCCTACCGCCGAGTTCGGTGTTACTACTGGTCCAAACGCAGTAAACCCTTCGGGTGATGCAGCTAGTGGTATTCTCCGTCCCGAGCAAGCACGTCGTTTTATTGACTACGTGTGGGATGGCACCGTTCTCGCCAAGGATGGTCGCCGTGTAACAATGCGCGCCAACACAATGGAACTCGAAAAAGTCAATGTTGGTGAGCGTGTTATTCGTGCAGCTTCACAAGGTATTGGTGACTACACCAACACTGGTGCTACATTCAGCAAGGTAGAACTTACTACAAAGAAGATCCGCCTTGACTGGGAGGTCAGCGCTGAGGCACTCGAAGACAACATCGAAGGTGCAGCTCTAGAAGACCACCTAGTAAGACTCATGACAAATGCTTTTGCAAATGACATCGAGGACCTTGCTATTAATGGTGATGGTACTACAGGTAACTTCCTTTCCATTATGGACGGATTCGTTAACCGCGTAAAGACCAACGGAGATGCTCACGAGTATGTTGCTGAGGTGACCGACAATGCCTGGACTACAGAGGTTATGCAGGGAATTCTCCTTGCCATGCCACGTAAGTACCGCGCACTTAAGAACAACCTTAAGTTCTACGCTGGTACTGACGCATTCCAGGGAATTGTCAAGAACAACGGTACACTTGCTGACGCTATTGCTGAAGCATTTGCTGGCACACCAGCTGGTACAGAGCAGAACCGTCAGGCCTACCTCGATGGTCAGGCTCAGACACTCGGTACTGCTCGCACCACTCGTGTTCTCGGTATCGACGTTCAGGAAGTTCCATACTACCCAGAGGGCTATGTAGACATTACATTCCCCGCTAACCGTGTATGGGGTTTCCAGCGCGACATCACTGTAAACCGTGAGTATGTTGCCAAAAAGGACACAATTGAATACACAGTATTCGTCCGCTTTGGTATTCAGTGGGAAGAGGAAGACGCCGTCGCATACGCAGACGCCGCTGCTGATTCCTAATAACTCAACATTAAGGGGCAGGGGGCTTCGGCTCCCTGCCCTTTTATTTATTCTGATATAATGTAATTAGGAGGCATACAAAATGTCAGAAACAAATGCATGGGAAAAACCAGATACTTCTGAAGAATCTATTATCACTGGAAAGACAACGTCTAAGAAAAGTGATGGAGATAAGCAGGGGTATGTTGGTTCAATTGAGACGGGTGCAATTGGTGTAACAGCTAAGGCACCTAAGAAAAAGCCTGCTGCTTCTAGAAAGTCTCCAGCCAAGAAAAGCGAAACAACTGCTATTTATTCTTCAAAGAATGTTGTTTGGCAGGGGGTTGGAAAGCTAGAAAAAGGCTATAACATTGTAACTGATAAACAAGCAGAGCAATGGTTAACTAGAGGTCATGTCCGTTTAGCTACGCCAGAAGAGGTTGCTAGAGAATACGGAAAGTAAAAAATGGAAATACTGAGAGTTCCGTCATATCAAATTCAAGCAGAAATTTCGGTTTCTTCGCCATCAACGAGTTACGACTATACCGTAACAGATATGGCGGATAACTCAGTTTCTAATGGGACGCTAACTTCTAGCATCGATTCTAAAATTACAATAGATTTTTCCGATAAGTATGATTCTAGCTATTTAGTTAACGTAGATGGCACAGATCATTATATTGATGTTGTCAGACCGTATGTAGACCCCACTACTAAAGCAGAAACAGCTTCTGAAATTAATGATTATGCAAAATATGAAATTATTGCAAGAGCAATTATTGACTCAGTTGTTCGAGAGGGATTCTACTACAAAAAGCACACAATTCAAACTACTGGTCTAGGTGCTGACTATATACCGCTTTGGGTTAACGCTCACAGGGTGCTGAAGCTTTATGAAAACAATGTCTTAATGTATGATTTTGACAATGCAGAAAACTATAGCACATCTTACAAAGTTACTACAGATAAAACAGCTGTTATAGAAGATTATGAAGATATGATTAATAGGTTGGAATCCTCCGCCCTTATGATACCCTCGGCTGGTTCAGATATCTTTGATATCAAATACACATACAAAGGTTTTCCTAAGACTTTTGACTACACGATTGTTTTAGAGGTGGGGTATCCAAATATTCCATCAGACATTGTTAGAGCTACGGAGCTATTGGTTGATGATATTGCTTGCGGTAGGCTAGACTATGCCCAAAGATATATGAAGAGCTATCAAACAGATCAATTTAAGATAGGCTTTGATGACAGAGTATTTGAGGGTACTGGCAATCTAGTTGTAGACAAGATACTTTCTAAATATGCAAAGTCAATCACTAATCCTGGAGTATTGTAATGGAATGTGGATCAAACGACCCCTTGTTCCCAATGCAAGCAGATATTTACTATCCAGAAGTTAACCAAAGCGCTTATGGGAATGTTAGCAAGAACTGGATGAAAGATAGAACGATTTCTTGCAACCTTGGGCCAGCAGGCTCTCGCTTTAAGGAAGAGGTTGACCCACAAGTTGCTTTAAACATAGAGTCTCTCTTAATTGGTAGATTTAAAGAAGATATTAGGTTTTCGGGTGACGATCGGGGTAAAGCAATTACCAACATTGTCATTAGCAATGTAAAAGATAGAAACTGTAATGATTTATATGTAGAAACATCTGGCGCTAGATCTGGACAGTCAACTATTTTTGAAGTTGCAACGGTAACTCCCCACGTCGGACCTTTTGGAGGAGTAGAGTATTATCGAGTTATTCTTAAAAGATCAGAGAATCAGGGGGTAGACGTATGATAAGCGTTGAGTTTGATTCAAAATCTTTTGCAAGAGAAATGAAAATGATTACCGACTATGCCTATGGTTTTGTTCAGGGGGCTAGATCTGGACAGAAAGTTTTAATAGATCAAATTGGTAGAACCGCTGTAGAAATTCTTGGTGAGTTTATTGATTCTAATGCTAGAGCTAACTCAGATGCACTTCATCATGTTTATGAATGGGGGCAATCTGGAAGCCCCGCCGCAAGACTTTTTGATTTACAATATTCTACATATGGAGGAGGCCTAACAATTAGCTCCTCTTTTAGACAGTCGTCTAGTATTAAAAAGGGGTCCAACGTTCCTTTCTACGACAAAGCAAGAATAATGGAGCAAGGCATTCCAGTGAGAATTAAACCCGTCAGGGCGCAAGCACTACGATTTGAAGATGATGGCGAAGAGGTTTTTACAAAAAAACCAGTAACGGTAGACAATCCAGGTGGAAGCCAGGTAGAGGGTAATTTTAAAGAAACTATTGATATGTTTTTTAACAATTATTTTTCACAGGCTTTTTTGCAGGTAAGTGGAATTTCTCAAATACTAAATGATGTTGTAACATTTTCTAAAAATTTACCAAGAGCAAAATCTGGTGGACGTTCTGCTGGATATGATGTTGGATATCGTTGGATTGCTGCAAGGAGGTTTGGAGTATAATGGCTATAGATTATCCCCCAGTTTTTATTAATTATTATTTAGCTGACAAAGTGTATGAAAGAATTCCAGATTATTACTTTAAACCTTCTCTTGGAATACAGGAAGAGTTCTTTCCAAGTGAAAACAATCCCTTTAGCTACCCCCTGAGATTTTTTCCAACACAGCCAACATCTATCGACACTTTAACCGAAGAGTTTCCAGAAGCTGCCGAAAACGTTTTTGCTGTATACGACAGAATGTTTAGAATGAGAAGGGGCCCCTTTCCTCATAAAAGAACTGAGCAGTTGCTGTACTACTTCTACAAAACAGCAGGAGACATCGAGGCACTAATTGAAACAACTCAGATTGTTGCAGAGCTACTGGATGATGGCGACGAATCCGCGGTAGATGTCAATAGATGGATCAGAGATCTTTATAAAAATGCTGGAACCACCTCAGATTATTCAAAAGGAGAAGATTCCAACGGAAGACCATACCTGACTATTTTAGGAAAAGATTTCTATCTTCCATATTTTCATGAGTTTAAGATTTTTCAATTAGAAGAAGCAAGAGATATTATTGATTTTGGAACAGCTAGAACATATGCTGCCAACAAACTAATTATTGAGTACTGCTGGCATAAAACTGTTTAATTTAAAAATGGCTGTTATACTTAAAGCTGAGGAAACGCGCCTACTACTTCATATATGAAAGAAGAGGTGAAATACTATGGCATATTCAAGAGGTAATAGCTCCCAGATTATTGTGGGTGCTGCTGCTCTTTTCACATTCGAAGAGGGTGAGCTTACCGATGCTGACCTGCCAACAGTTGTAGATGACCTAAGCTACCGCGAGACTCTCTCGGACGCTACTGACGGTGTGGGCTTCCGCAACGTTGGTTACACCATGAACGGTCTAGAAATTGTTTTCCAGCCCGACTTTGGTGAGGTACAGGTAGACCAGATTCTCGACGTTGCTAAGCTTTACAAGCAGGGTATGCAGGTTAATCTAAACACTGCATTCGCTGAAGCAACACTTGAGAACCTGCTATTTGCAGTTGCAGGTAAGAGCGATGACATCACAGAGGGCCCAACAACTGGTTCCTTTGCTGGTTCTTCAAACACAGTGCTAGACATGTCGTCTGGTGACATCGGTGAGTGCCCAGTCGAGCGTGGTCTTGTTGCTGTCGGACCAGGTACAGGAGACTGTGCAATTGGTGATCAGATCGAGCGTATCTATGTTGGATACCGTGCACTTTCAATTGAAAGCGTTACAGTGTCCGCAAAGCGCGACGAGCCAACAATGTTTGAAGTTTCATTCAGAATGCTTCCAAACAACAGCGGTTCCTACGGTAAAATCGTAGACCGTACCATTCCAGCTTCTAGCTAGAATACAATTTAATATAAGGCGCCCAGGGGCTAATATCCCCCTGGGCGCTTATGTTTTGGTACAATTATATTATGGCTACCGACATATACAAGAAAAACTATGTAGAGTTGATTGACGGTACCAAGGTAGTCTTGTCACCATTAAAAATAAAATATCTAAAAGAATTTATGAATATTTTTGAAAATATTAAAAACTCAAAAAACGATGACGAATCCATCACAATACTTTCTGAATGTGCTGCTGTATGTATGCAACAAAACTATCCCATTATTCAAACTAGAGAAGATTTGGAAGACCACGTTGACCTTCCAACCGTTTATGAAATATTAGATTATTGTGCGGGTATTAAAATTAATCCCGAAGAAAGCAGTGTTGACGAACAAGCAAAACAACAAAAGACTGGCAACAGCTGGGACGAGCTGGACTTAGCTTCTCTAGAAGCAGAAATTTTTACTACGGGTGCCTGGAAAAACTTTGAAGAACTTGAGTCCTCGATTAACATGAAAGAACTAGTTGCCGTTCTAGAAAAAATTAGAGAGCTTGATTATAATGAGAAAAAGTTTTTTGCTGCAATCCAAGGCGTTGACTTGGATAAAAACTCCAACAAGGGCCAGGATGAATGGGAAAAGATGAAAGCAAGAGTCTTTAGCAATAATGCTACTGAGGACCCAGATGACATCCTTTCCTTGCAGGGTATAAATGCAGAAAAGGCTGGATTTGGAATAGGCATGGGGCTTTCCTACGAAAAACTTTAGTCAATAATTAAGAATCGATTATGTTATAATTAGATAGCCAAAAAAACAAAAGGAGACATGATTTATATGGCAAACACTACAAACAATGAAGAACAAGAAATTAAATTAATGGATGGAACAAAAATCAAAGTAAGACCACTAAAGATTTCACTACTTCGTGAATTTATGAAAAAGTTTGAGGGTATTCAAGCAGTTGCATCTGATAATGAAAAGTCAATGGACATTTTGCTTGAGTGTGTTCAAATAGCCATGAAGCAGTATAAGCAAGAGCTTTCTGAGGACAAGGAACAGCTCGAAGAACTTCTCGATCTACCAACAGTATATCGAATTGTTGAAGAGGCATCTGGAGTAAGACTTTCAGATTCTCTTATAAATTAAAAGGAGCTATTCTGAATGGCTGAAGCACAAGCCAATATAAATCTGAATCTAAATACCTCTGGAGCCCTCGCACAATTGCGAGCGCTCCAGAGGCAGATTTCTTTGTTTCAGCAACAAATGGCTCGTGGGAATGCCAACACTGTTGCCCAAGCTCAGGGCATGCAGAGAAACCTTCTTAATAGCATAAACTCTACTGGCCAGTTCGCAGCCAGTATGACGACGGTATCCACAGCTACCGAATCTTTTACTAGTGCACTTCAAAAAAACAAACTCTCTATGGGGGAGTACTTTAGGTTTGCTGGCGGGGCATCTAAAAACTTTGGTCGTTTCTTTAGAAATGAAATGAATCTTGTTGGCAAAGTTGCCAGGGAAAGAGTAAAAGACCTTCAAACCCAATACATTAAAATGGGTCGAGACACTAACGGAGCCATGAGGGCTATGGCCGTTAGGCCACTAACCCTTGATATGGAAAATCTTGCCACTAGGACGGCAATGGCTGCTCAAAAACAGCAAATATTCAATCAGCTTATTCGTCAAGGATCAACCAATCTTCTAAACTGGGGTAAGAATACTCAGTGGGCTGGTAGACAGCTTATGGTTGGTTTTACTATTCCGCTTGGAATAATGGGTGCAACAGCCATTTCTGAGTTTAGAAAACTTGAAGAGCAAGCGGTTAAATTTAGACGTGTTTATGGAGACATGTTTACCACCAGCGCTGAAACAGAAAAAGCTCTAGACAACATTAGAGAACTCGCTGATGAATTCACAAAGTATGGTATTGCTGTTGAGAAGACAATTGATTTAGCCGCAAAAGTCGCCCAGATGGGTAACATGGGCGACGCCCTCGAACAACAGGTAACTCAAGCAACAAGACTTGCTGTTTTGGGTGGGCTAGAGCAGCAAGAAGCACTAGACACCACAATTTCTCTTACTAATGCTTTTGGTGTTGCAACAGAAGATTTGGCTAGCAAGATTGCCTTTTTGAATGCCGCAGAAAACCAAACAATTCTTGCCATTGAAGACTTTAACGAAGCGATTCCAAAAGCTGGTTCTGTTGTTCAACAGCTTGGTGGGGACGTAGAAGACCTTGCATTCTTCCTTACTGCCATGCGAGAGGGTGGAATTAACGCCAGCCAAGGTGCAAACGCTCTAAAGTCATCTCTTGGTAGATTAGTAAACCCAACCGAGGTTGCCAGAAAGAAAATGGCAGAGCTGGGAATTGACATCGTCGGCATTGTTGAAAATAATGTCGGTGATTTGCGCGGTACCATTATGGAGCTTGGTTATGAGCTAGATGCCTTGGCCCCACTTGACAGATCTAGAGCTATTGAACAAATGTTTGGAAAGTTCCAGTTTGCTCGAATGTCTACAATGTTCCAAAATATTGTAAAAGATGGAAGTCAGGCACAAAAAGTTCTAGAGCTTACTACTAACAGCTCCGAAGAGCTTGCTATTTTGGCAGAGCGCGAGCTTGCCAGGGTAGAAGAATCTCCAGCATTCAAACTACAAAAAAGCTTTGAGCAACTTAAAGCATCTCTTGCCCCACTAGGTGAGCAGTTTGTTAAAATTGTTACCCCAATTATAGAGTTTGGTACAAACATACTTGAAAAGTTTAACGCTATGGGCGAAGGTGGAAAACGTTTTGCCACTATTGCGATTGCCTCACTTGGTCTTGTTGCCCCAGCAGCATTGATGATTATTGGTCTTATTGCCAACGGTGTGGCAAACTTGGCAAAATTCTTTACCATGCTAATGAGCGTTGGAAAGCAGGGGTCAACATCAATGACTCAGCTTGGCGCACAGACACAGTATATGACTCAAGAACAAATTGAAGCAAGCGCTGTAGCGGCTTCTCTTAATAATTCTCACGAAAGATTGCGACAAACATTTACATCTGAAGCAGCTGCTGTTAGAAATTTGACAACCGCATACCAACAAGGAATTGGGGCACAAAGAGCTTTTGCATTTGGTCCTGGACGCGGCCCAGCAAGAGGTAGGACTGCTTCTGGATTTGCAGAGGGGGTTGTTTCCGTACCTGGTCCAAAAGGCGCGGGGGACATAATTCCAGCAATGCTCTCCCCAGGGGAAGCAGTTATTCCAGCAAAGATGGCTGAAAAATATGCGCCATTTATTAGTCAAATGATTGAAGGTACGGTTCCTGGATTTATAAAAGGAACCTTTTTAACAAATAAACAGGTTGCAGATGAAAAGTTTTATAGCGCTCCAAGGTCTGTCTCTCAACAGGCGTCGGAAATGCCAGCCTGGTCAACTGAGGCCGCGGAGGATGAATTTCTTGAAAGACTAGCGGCAGAAGAAGGGTTGTCAGAACAACAAACCAAACAGTTAAAGAGAAGACAAACTTCTCACATTGAAAAAGACACATCTCCAGTTGAAATTGGTGGCCAGAAGGTTGAAATGAAAAACTGGAAAGCAGACAACCTTATGCTTGACAAGGGGGCAGTTAACAATTTTCAAAACAGCCTAGAGCAAAGCGGTGGAGTACTAAAAGACCTGTCTGATTCAGACATTGGCAATATCGCAAAAGAAGCAGGGACGAGCTTTAAAGACACCAAAAAAACTTTAGAAAAGTTTGACAAGGGAATTGCTCCAGCAACCAAAAAAGAAGCAAAAATAATGCAAAAGGTTGCCGAAAGAAAAGCAGCCGAAGCTGACGCAGCCTATAAGGCCGAAGAAGCTAAAAAAAGACCAAACCAAAGAAACTTAAGCAGACTGAGAAATCAAAGATATCAGGCTAGGGCAGCCGCGGGAGTGCTGCAAGAAAGGCTTAAGGCACCAACCGGTAAGGGTTTTTATGATACAAAAGATCAAAGGTCTTATGACCCTAAAAAAGATGCCAAGGCTGATCAGGAACAAAAAAGAAAAGTAGACAGCTTAAATCGCAAAAACGAAAAGCTAAAAGAAGAAAACAGCAAAGCCATAAAAAAGAATACGCGGTCAAAGAAAAATTCAACTCGGGCAACTGATAAGAATACCGCGGCCACTCAAAAAGAAGAGGCGGCAACGAAAAGGTCTGTTGCCGCAAAGAAGGGGTGGGAAACTAGGCGAGCAAGAGCTGCCGCAACATCAGCCGCATCTGCCCCAAGAGATTTAAGTGGCGTTACTAGATTAACTTCTAGACAACCAGTTTTGGCTTATGCTGGCGGTATGCCAGAAACAAGCCCAGCACCAGCAGCACCAGGAAGATTTAAAAGATTTATGTCTGTTGGTAAGGGTAGCGGCGGTATGGGTATTGCCATGGGTGCATCTGCTTTGGCAATGGGCGGTTCTATGCTTCCAGGTCAAATAGGTCAAACTGTTCAAAAGCTAATGCCAGCAATTATGGGAATTTCAATGCTTGCCCCAATGATCGGTATGCTTGGAGCGCCACTAACTGCTTTAATTGCTGTTGTTGGTGGGCTAACCGCTGCTTATTTCTTGCACAAGAAAGCTATTGAGGATACCGCCAAAGAAACGTATGAATTGCAAAGAGCGCTGGGTACCAGTAGAACAGCAGTTCAGTCTTTGGCAGAAGAGGCGGGGAGGGTAACAGACAGAGAGCTTGTTGAAAGGCAACAACAGGACAGATTTGACCCATTCCAAATTGCAGCGGGTAAAACCACTTTCGGTGAAAACTTTGCAGAGGGAGAAGCTGGTCAAGAGCTAGTAAGTAACATTAGAACATCACTAACTGATTTGGGAAGAGACCAAACAGTTATAAGTGTTTTCCAGCAACTTGGTCAGGCCGTAGGAGAGGGTGCTCTTTCTATCCCAGAAGCCAGAAGTATCGCCACAGAGCTTGGAGATCAAATTGACGATATGTCATTTGGTATGGAGGTTAATGCAAACTTAATGAGGCTGCTTGGCCCAGGGGGAGAAGACCTAACCGCTGGGGACAGACTAACAATCCTTGCAGACCTTAGAGAGGATCGAGAAAGAACCAGAGAAGAGATGGATCTGGACTATGAAGCAACCTCTTATGGGGATATCTTCGATGCTGAATCCGAAGCCAATGAAAGGCTAGGAGAAATAATTGAACAAAGTGGTAGCATGCTTGGCGCAATGGCTACTTCTGGAGAAGCCTGGAAGATTTGGTGGGGTGCCATTACTGGCACTACCGCAGCTCAAGATAATATAAAGCAGATGTCTACTATTTTAGCTCAAGGTGTCAATGACGCCGATGCATACGCTTCAGAAATGGCTGCAATAGAAGTAGCTTATGGCGAGGACCTAGAAAAAGCCTATGCTATGGGAGATCAGTACGAAATATCAAGACTTGAAAGAGAAAAGAGCGATGCGCAAAGGGAGCTGGTTGCTCAAAGGAAACAAGATCAAGATCAAATTTTATCAGAGCTTGGCGAAGATACTTCAAAAGCCAGAATAGCCATGAAGCAAGCCCTAGAAGTTGATTTTGCTGGTGACGAAGCCGCCCTAGCTCAATATCAAGGGGCCTTAAAACAAATACAAGAGCTGGGCCTGTCTGATCAAAAATCCTTACAGTTAGAATATATGCTTACTTCTGGTGACATGGAGTTTTCAACTGCAATGGCAATTGTAGAAAATTATGAAAAATTACCAAAAGTTTCCAACAAAATATTAGAAATTCAAACCAAGCTTGGCGGAGATTTTGGCAAAAACGCATCAGACTTATTCAATATATTCAATGATCTAGATGAAGCATTAGCAGAAGAATTTGTTTTGAGTCTAGACACCAGAGATCTAGATGAGTATCAAAGACAAATTGAAGGATTTGGTGCAATTTCTAGGATTACTAACCTTTTTCCAGAAGGGGAAGAAATTCTTTTAGATTTGGCACTTAAAGACCCAAGTGTTTTAGATGGAATTGTAGAAAGAACTAGCAGAATAGAGGCTTTAGATAATGAACAGATTACCCTAGACTTTATTGCTAATACATTTGGAGACGAAGCACTCGCTGCAGCAGAAACTATTTGGTCAGATATACCAAAGGAAGATAGAAAAGACGCTCTTTACAGTATTTTAACAGCCTTAGACCTTCAGATGGGAGAAGGATTCGACGATCTTTTCTCATCACTAGAAGGGCAAACAATTGCTGGGGTGACAATTAGTGAACCTGGAGACATTCTTTCCCTTATTGGAGCAAGAACCTCTGGCATAGCACAAGGAAACAGAGAAGCTGGCGATGGTGAAGATGAAATAGAGGCAGCAGGCGGCAGCGCCAAAAAGCTAACCTCTATTATGGATGACCTAGTTAAAAAACTAAGAGACGTTAGACTTAGCACAATCTTAATGACAAACGGATGGGTTGAATCTGCGAATAAGCTAGAAGAGCTTTTTGGAGGCGGCAGGGGTATTTCTGTATTCAGAGGTCTAGAACAGGAAATGCGTAGCCTTGGTGCAGGCGAAGACCTAATTGACCTAATTGTTGGAATGGATCCTGAAGAGTTTGAAAAGAAAAAAGATCAGCTATTTACTTTTGATGCTGCTGGAAATATTACTGGAGCAACAAACATTCTTGCCAACATGGGCAAAGCGCTAGATGCAATTGCTCTTGGAGACTTCCAAAGTGAACAGGAAAAGGTTGTTAGAACTATAAGTGATCAAATTATCGCAACAAGAAAACTTACAGCTGCTGGATTTAGCCAAGTTGAAGCCTATGAGGCAGTCCAGGATGCAGCTTTTGCTGCGGCGGTAGCTCAAGAAAAAAACAAAGATGTAATAAGACAGCTCGTAAATGTAACAAAAGAAGCAAAAGAAATGACTGAGGCTTTTGCCGCTGCTCAGGCGGTAGCTTCATCAAATCAAGAATTTGTTGACAGAGGTAATGCCATAGACTTTATTGCTAAAAATATTGAAAACCTTACTGAAGCACAAAAACAATTAATTATGAGCGATAGCAATGTTCAAGCATTAATTGGAACTACCGTCGATGCAAAGGCGCTTAGGCAGGCATTGGCTAATGCTGAAAAAGAAGCACAGCTTGAGCTTAGAATTAAAAAGCTAACATTTGAGGGGCAGATAGATATCTTTGAAGAAGGATTTAGTAATGCTATGGAAGCATTTGCTGTTCAAGAAAAAGAAATCGAACTTGATTTTAAGATTAAAAAGCAGCCACTTATTGACGCCATAGAGGCGGCAGAACGACAAATTCAAGACATTCGTGATAGACCAGGGGGACTAGATGATCTTGAAGCAGACCTTAGCAGAATTTCTGATAAAGAGGAAGAGCTTAACGAAAGATACGACGAAAGAATTAAAGCACTCGAAGAAGTTAAAAGCATTAATGAAGCCGTCGCTAAGCTACAACAAAATCAGTTAGATGTAGCAGAAGCTTTGTCCCGTGGTGACATTGCCGCAGCGGCCAAAGCTGCTCAACAAAGAAGACAGCAGTCAGCAAGCATAGCTGTAGAAAATCAGTCAAAGCAAATAGAGCTACAAAGAGAAACAGAGCTTGCCAATCTTACTGCTAAGACTGGTCTAAACAGAAAACAGCTTGAAGAGTCAATAAAAACACTTAAAGATGAAATTTTTGAAATAGAAGAAAGAACTATTGAGCCAGCACAGTATAGGCTAGAACTTCTTGAAAGAGAGCAGCAAGAGCTTATTGATGGGGTTACCGTTCTTGGAAAAACCAGGGACGAGTGGGAAAGAATTAAAAACAACATTGATCTTGCAAAGATTAGTAGTGATAGCTTCCAACAAACCATGCAAGAAGCACTAGACATTGTAGAAAGCATTGTTAATTATTGGAATGATTTTGACCCAGACCCCAAAGAAATACAAATTACAGAAAAGGTTGTAGAAGAAAGAGAACCACTTGAGCCAGTAGCTACGGTGGTGCCAAAAGATACCCAAGACGGAACTGGTCCTGGAACAGAAAAAGAGGAAGAAGAAGAGAAAGAAGAGTATGAATGGCCAGGGGAGGCAGTGGGTTGGCGACCACCAATGCTTCCTGGTTACGACCCAAACGCACCCAGTCTTCCAGGAATCAGGCCATGGGAATTCAGAAAATACGGACCACAAAACCCAAGGCAGGCGGATGGATCTTTCCCAGAAGAAGAAGCAGGAAGAAGAAGAAGAAATAATTCCTTTGATGTTCTTGGTGGGGTTCCAGAAGGATACTATCAAAAACCAGGAACTGATCCTGGTCCTTTTGGAGACCCAGCGCTGGCCTTGACCGAATACGAAAAGAGACTACTTGGACAGGCAGGATCTTCTAAAACAAATATTAATGGCTCTGACGCCAGTGCCGGTGGCACGGGCGGATATGACCCACTAACTGGAAGATACAATCCACAATCTTCTATAGCACTACCAGGAGGGGGACCAGCAGGTGTACCCTCAGCACTTTCTGGTGGTCAAGATTTTAATGCTATAGTTTCACAAATTACTCAGGGTCTAAGTGCTAAACTTCAACAAGTTCAAAACGATACCGCTGAAACAACCAGGGTAATGCTTCAACACTTTGGACAATTTGGAATTACAGCCCCAATCTTAATGCAAACAATTCCAAACTTTATTAACAAAATTCCAGAACAAAGCAGGGTAGCTATTTTGGAAAATGTTCAAGGACACTTTAATACACTATCTATAAACGCTAAAGAGACTCTTAATCAAATACCCGACTTCTTCACAAGGTTACCGGAAATAAGTCAGCAAGCCCTTCTTGAGCAAATGAACTCTCAGTTTGGCCAGTTTAGCAATCAAGCGTTAACCGATTTGGGTGGAATTAACGAGTGGATTTCGGCACTTCCAGCAGACGCCCAAGTTGCGGCATGGGATATCTTGTCCCAACAAATTTCTAAATTAGCTGTCGATGCTGAGGGCAATTTAAATGAAACTATCTTTAAGTTTTTCGACGTGTTACCCGAAAACGTACAGGGTCCAATTGTTGAAGAGCTTGGCGCTCAAATTCAAACAATGGCTAAAAATGCGGGTATGAGTGTTGACCAGTACATCACTACAAAATTAAAGGATTTGCCAGAAGAAACAAAGCAAATGCTGGTAGATGGAATTCAGGGAAATATAACAGAGGCCTCGGAGGGCAGCGCTGAAGCCATTACAACTTATATTCCTGGTGGTTTGAATGAGGTAAGCGAGTCGGGCAGTACAACAGCTTCTGGAATTGAAGAAGACTTTGAGAATGCCTCTATTTCTGCTGTAGAAAATATTGAGACTATTAAAACACCCTTTGAGGCCCTGGCTGCATACATTTCAGACGATGGAAACGAGGGCTTTACTGGAATCTTAAACAAAGCATTCGATGATGCCAAAAACAATGGTGTTTCTGCGGCAGGGGATATTAAGGATGCTTTTGGTTCTGCTGGTAGAAAATTTGCCTCAGAGTTTAAGGGTAAGTTTAGTGATTTACTGGACAAGCTTGAAGGAGTCAGGGTAGACGGAGAAAAAATTGATATTGATAGAAATGGCTTCAACAAGGGAGGCCTTGTTCCTGGAATAGGAAGCACCGATATTATTCCAGCTTCTCTTACCCCAGGAGAGTTTGTTATAACAAAATTTGCTACTAAAAACTTTGGAATAGAAAACCTTCAAGCAATTAATGATGGAAAATTTCCCGTTGCAGCTATTGACGTACCATCAAGCAAGGATATAAGCTATAATAATAGTTATCAAATCAATGTTAACGTCAAGTCTGATGCAAACCCAGAGGACATAGCAAGAACAGTGGTGCAAAACATTAAGAGAGTGGATAGTCAAAGGGTTAGGGGGAATAGGATTTAATGACAAGTCAAAGTTATTTAGAAGGTCGTAAATCTTATGGTAGACCCCAAGCAATGCTTTTTTCCAATAATCCTGGATCTATTGAAAATGGCTTTTATGTCCCAGATGGCACAGAGTTTGAAGATTTTCTTATTCTTTCAGATCATAATCGTGACCCAATTAATTTTACTCATCAAAGAATTGAAAACAGGTTAAGAACCATTAACGGAAGGATGAGGTCTTATCATATTGCAGATAAGCTTTCTATATCTACTAGTTGGCAGAATTTACCATCCCGCTCCGCTTCGTCAAGGCTAATTATTGACCAGGAAAGCGGTCAAACCTTTATTGGCGCAGATGATCTTTCCTACATTGTTGATAACGGTGCAGCTGGTGTAGACTTGCTAAATTGGTATGAAAATAACCAAGGATCTTTTTGGGTATTCTTAGCCTATGATAAGTTTAACAACTTTAATAATGATTACAATAAGTTTGGCCAATACAATGAAATACTAGAAGTTTTCTTTGTTGATTTTCAGCACGAGGTTGTTAAACGAGGACAGTCATCCCATGACTTTTGGAATATATCTTTGACGGTGGAAGAGGTATAATGTTTCAAAATGATGAATTACAAAATCATTTAGAGACTTCTTCTACAATTAGAATTGAGTCTTTTGTTACCGCTGAATGGAACATGAACGTTGCTGAAAACATTGCTCGTATAGGTAACTACAGATACCGACCCACTGACCCTGAAACATCAAAATACTTTAGGGTAGCAGAATCATTTGAATATAATGATGAAGGGTCTATGTTTTACACAGGCGCAACTGATGCAGACGTTATTGTAGACGGTGGGTTTGATGACAACAATGTGCCAATTGCTTTTATTTCTAAAAAAGAAAAAGAAAAAATGCTTTATTCTTTGGAAGATTGTTTTGGAAGATTTCGCCCTCGCTCTGGAATTAATAAGCTTCGTTATTTTTCAGACAAATATTCTCATCACGACAATAGGCTAATGTCTCAAAGACCAAGATACTATATGGCAGATAAAAAAGATCCTTTCAAGTATTGGTCTTCTTTTAGAACAGAAGATGGAATCGAGAGGGGGATTGCTGATACTGTAGTTAATGGTAGATATTATATTTCAGATGCCGCCCCATTTGTGGTTTATAAGAATAAAATTCCAGCCAATCGAATTGTTGTAAAAATGCAAACGAGTGTTGGGTCTGTAGATTTGGGTCCTTTTTCAGATTCTTCTGGAGCATTTAATGATCCATTTTTTGGAGAAGAAAACAAAACAACACCAGTTAGATGGAAGATTCAGTATTTAAAAGACTCTAACTGGGTAGATGCAATAAGGTTTGATGAAAACTCAACAAGAAGAGATGGCTCTCCAATAATTGGATCAGATGGATATTTAGAAATTGGCTATGGTCTTATTATTCCAGATGAATATTATAATATTTTTAATTTTGAAAAAGTTTTAGCATCAGAGTCTTTGCTACCCCCTGCTTCTGAAATGGTTAATGGTGTCGCTTTTCTTATTATTAACAACAGCAGTTCTAAAGGGGTTGTTCACATAGCAATGAATGGTCAGTATGAAACTTTTAATGCATCGTATGGATGGCAAATTATTGATGAAATAAACAGATCTGTTAGCTTTGTAGAAAATTTAACCAACCCAGAATATTTTGTAGAAAATAACTCTAATGAAAAAATTTATAGAGAGCTTGCATATATTCAAGGCCTAAGAGTTGTTGCGGAAACAATGAATAAGATTGAATCATCGCTAGATTTAATAGAACTATCTCCAAGACTTTCAGCAAACATTTCAGATAAGATTAATCAATTTTCAATTACTAAGCCAGCCTCTGATCTTGGTGTTAGTGGAATGCCAGTAGGGCAGCTTCTCGTTTCAACGGGTACCCTCGATATATTTGATTACGATCAAGCATTTTTTGACACAAACACCAATAGCATTGTTAAAGATTATACAAATCAAAGCATTCAGTTTAAATTTTATGAAACAGTTTTAGGTGTTAATGGCTCAGATTACTTTGTTCCAATTAAAACTATGTATGCAGATGGTTTTCCTTCTATTAATAATCAATCCAGAACTGCATCAATAACTTTGAGAGATTTGTTTTTCTATTTAGAATCTTCAGCAGCGCCGACTATTCTTTTAGAAAGTGCTTCGCTGAGCTATGCTGTTTCGTTATTGTTAGACTCTATTGGCTTTTCTAATTATGTATTTTTAAGAACAGAAAACGAAGCTGAAGATGTAATTCCATATTTTTATATTGAACCAGACAAAAGTGTTGCTGAGATCTTAAACAGTATAGCGAGGTCAACCCAATCAGCAATGTTCTTTGATGAATACAATAACCTCATTGTAATGAGTAAAAACTACATGATGCCAAGCACTACGGAAAGGGGCACAGATTTAACACTTTATGGAAGCAAAGATTTTGCTCAAAATGGTGCCATTAAAAATCAGGGTACCAGTAACAAGCTTTCCAACATAGTTAACATCACTTCTCAAGATAACAGAATATATAATGATGGGAAAATACTTTATTCAACTAGATACATTCAAAGATCTTATGCCTCTATCAGGCAAGCATCGCTATTAGATAGAGATAAGACCTGGATTTACAAGCCAGCTTTATTGTGGGAGGTTTCAGCGACTGAAAACACAAAATCAGTAAATGAAGAGGTCAACGAGCAGTCCGCTTACGCCTTGGCTGCAATCCCCCTTAACTCTGATCTCAACACTAAATTGCCAAAGGTGGTAAATCACCAGCTTGTCAATAATATTATTGACCTTGGTGACGGAATTTATTGGCTAACTAGATACAACGGATATCTTTATGCTAATGGTGAAATTATTAAATTTGATGCTGTTCAATATAATATTCCTGGACTTAGCGCAACAGAAAAAACAGAAACTGGCGATGACAATGTTTGGATAAGCAGTCGTAAAGAGTATCAGAGATATTTTGAAAAGGTTCCCTTTAATGGAAAGATATATCCTACTGGTATTTTAAGAATTTATTCCGAACCAAATTATGAAACTGCTGGAGATACAGTAAGACTTAAAAACGGCGATGTAGCTAAGCACGGTAGGGGACAGTTCGGAACGGAAATTGTAGAACATTCTTCTGGAATATCTTCGCATTGGACAGATGATAACAATGTTCGCGGCGCCCTGATGGAATCTAAATATCTATTTGGTGACACAAAAGTTTTTAAAACAGTAAGCAGCGTTGAGCTTATATCGAATGATCCCGTTGCGCTTTTTTCTGTCTCTGACCCGTCTGTATTGCGTCCTGGAGATTATATTGAGAGATATGACGAGGAAGAGTATGAGGGCGTAGAGATTTCTGCCAATATTATTCAAGAAAACACACAGGTTACGGGGGTAGATGTAGAAAATAAACAGATAGTAGTAGACAAGCCAGTCCTAATTGAGTCTGAAGAGCAAACCCCAATTGTTGCTTTAAGAGTTTTCACTCAAATACCTGCAACGGTTACTGGAGCTGCTGGAATTGATAACGCCAGGGCACAACAAACAAACAGAACTGACTTAATTAGAAACTTTTTAGCCAAAAAGAGTGTTAGCGAATTGCCAGGTGCACAAGAGTATCCTGCAACAACCCAGTCTTCTGCCTTAGTAATGGAAGGTGCTTTTCCCACAGACAATATTTCTCCTACTGATTTTGTTTCTTATGTCTATAAACCTTTAGAAAATAGATTTAGACACTTTGGAACAAGGCTAAGAATCGTTGGACAAATTAATGACAATGACATCCGCGGACAGTCTCCAGAGGGTGCCTCTACTTATTTTACAGTGACAGATGCTCGTGGCTCTCGTGATGTTTCTATTTCTGGATCTTCTGCTGGAATAGCGATTATGGTAAACCCAGAAACAAATAACGGATACTTTTTTGAGCTGGCAGGTCTTAGCGTTGCTAAGAATCTTTCAAATTACCAGTCAGACGAGAACGTTGCAGATATGATTTTCTACAAGGTTTTAAAACGAGACGGTGCTGAAAACGATAACGAGAAAGCAATTCCCGTCCCTCTTTGGAGGGGCATAGGAAATATCCTTGTTGACTCTGGTGATTTTGTTGGTCAGCAAAGGTTGGCGGTAGAGGCAGAAACAACAGTGTACGATATAGCCATAGAGTACGAAGAGCTAGGAAATACCAGAAGGTTTTATCTATACGTAAACAATGTTCTTGTTGGAATAGCAGATGACGAAGAGCCGCTACCGATTTATAGCAATATGGCTCTTTTTATTCGAGGATCTTCTAAAGCTATGTTTGAACACGTTTATGCATTAACTAAAAATTATAGTCAAAACGCTACTTTTTCTTTAGAAACACCAGCAAGCGATGTTTTTGAAATTGAAGATCTTAATGCCAATCAGTCTTTTAGAAAGTATGCAGTTAGTGGATTTGTGCAGTCTACATTTTTAAGCGGTATTGGACCAGATCAACCACCGAAATATAACATATATTACGATGAATTTGGAACAATAATGAGAGAAGCTGCCTACTTTAATGTTAGATATGATAAGGCATACCCAGCTCTTTCGGCAGAAATTTCTCCAACCTTTAACAGAATTAAGGGATACAGTGTTTCTGGATTTAGGGCAAGCTCGTATGGCGCAGAGTTTCTAATATTTAACAATACAGACTCTGCATTAAATCTCGATTCGACAAGTGGCAACTATTTAAGAATACAAGGAGTAACCTTTACTCAGCAATCTAAAAACGAACTAACGGTTGATGAGTATTTTGAAAAGATAGGAAATCTTTCGGATCCAGAAATTTTAGACAACAACGTTATCGTTTCTCCAGAAGTTGCTGAAGAAAGATATCGAGACATCAAGCTAAGCAGAATTACGCATGGAAGAACAGAGTTCTCCATTGATGCCCCCTATATTCAAAGCCAGGATTCTGCCAATGGATTAATGAAGTGGATGACTGAAAAGGTTATGAAAAAGAGAAAGTCTGTAGGTCTTCAAATTTTTGCAATGCCCACGCTACAACTGGGAGACATCGTCACCATTAACTATGTCAATGAGCTGGGTACCCCAGAAATATCTTCTTCAGATTCTAGATTTGTAGTATATTATATTGAATATAACAGGGGGCCACAGGGGCCTACGATGAATGTTTATTTAAGTGAGGTGATTTAAATGGTTGATGCAGTTCCTTCTGTGCCAAGCTCTCAAGTTTCTTCATCAAGCGATATGGTTAATGCAATAAAAATTGCTACACCAGATCTTATTATTTTTAAAGAGGACTTGCCAGTAGAGGGGTTGGCTCAAATTGCCTTTGAAAATATTGCTGCCCAAGAGCTTATTAGCATAACTCGTAACAATCTTGTAGATGGACAAAGTGTTTCTTATAGCTTAGTTGGAAATTTAAAACAAATACAAGATGCTTACAATACTAGAAACATATTCACACTTTCTGAAACTGGAGATAGATATTTTCAAAACTTTGGCATTAGGTTTTCGACCCATGTGCCCGAAGTTGGTAGCGGACCAGAAGAGCTAAGGGCTTATATTGTTCCAGCAAACTCTGCTATCGCCAACAGGGGCGACTTGATTATAGATGTTGTTAATATGGAAATTAACGAGAGGGTAGATATAGAAATTCTTAGAAGCGGAGAGTCTCTGGGTGATACAATATATGTGGAGGAATCTTGATTACTAATACTGGTCGTACAATTATTTCTAAATATTTAGTTGGTCAGGCGCCAGCATACGCATCGCACATTGCTTTGGGCGTGGGGGCCAATCCATTAGGACCTAACGATTCTTTTGGCGACTATTCTAGCAAAAAACAATTAGACTTTGAGGTTCTCCGCATTCCAATTACCTCTCGCGGCTATGTTTATGATGAAGATGGTGAATCTAATATTGTTTTTGCTGGAGAGCTTCCTGGCGATCAGAGATATCTTTTTACTGAGATTGGTGTATTTTCAGCAAGATCTAACCCATCGGCTGGAACAATTGGTAGCAGATTTGTTTATACATTTTCAGAATCAGAAAACTGGGAATATCACAATGAAACATCCGCACAATCTTTGCCTTTAATTCTAGAACCTTTAGATGCCAACTCAACTACTGGGAAAATAGATAATATTTTGGATGATCTTGGAAACCCAGTTTTTGCTTTTAGAACTAACTCAGACAATGATGTCTTTAACAGTATCGCCAGGACAGAGGTTTTTGAACAGCCCAGATTTTTGGATCGTACACTAATTTTGCCAGGAGATATGTCTTATTTAGAATCGGTTAACGGTAACCTAGCTATTGCTAGCGCCCCAGAAGGGGAGTATTATGGAACACACATTCACCTAACTGGAATTAGCGCTGATTTTAATCAAAACTCTTCTCAAGATCAGCTAAGGCTTGCATTTGCGGTTTTAGACAAAGAAGCAGGCCAGTCTATAGATGTAGGCGGGGTAAGAATTTTGCTCGAATTTGCTTCAAGCGACTCTTTGAATCCAGACAACTTTGCGAGACTTGAGATTGATATAGATAATTCTGATGTTTTGTTTAATAATAATAGATACATTGTTATAACTAAAACTTTAGGAGAACTTATTAAAAGTACTTCGTTCACTTGGAACGCAGTTAACCTTGTTAAAATTTATGCTACCGTATACGATACAACAAGCGAAACACCATCTAGCGACTTTTATATAGCGCTAGACGGTCTTAGGTTTGAGAATGTTACCGCTCAGAACCCACTTTATGGAATGACAGGCTATACAGTGGTTAAGACTCAAGATGGATACCCAGTTGTAAAAGAAAATAACACATCTAATATTGTTGAGTTTAGGTTTGGTATGGGAATACAGTAATGGCAAGAGGAAAAGAAAAAGTTATTATTTCTAGAGAAGACTTGCCAGCCGTTTCTAAATTATCCAATGGCACTTATGGATATGTTGTTAGATATAGAATAATTTCAGAAGACCAAAACAGGTTTTCTCACTGGTCCCCAATTAGGGAGCTGGCAATACCTTCGCCATTACAGGTTACTGGAGATTTGGCAATTAATATATCTAATGGAGGTGGTCAGGCCTCACTCGTCTGGGGGGACGAAGAGTCAAGGCCTAGCTACGACATTTTTGTTAGCTTTAACGGAGAAGATTATTTTTATCATGGAACATCGCCAACTCATCAATACGGCTTTATATTAGAGAGTGGCACAACTTCGGTCCAAGCCGCGGTTCAAATAGAGTCTGTAAACAAGGAACGCTCTTCTCAAATACAAATATTTGAAAGTCAAGCTATAAGTTTGGTATAATTGTTTAACAACTTAGGAGATTAGATTGTCAAAAATACCATTGCCCGAAAGGGGTCAGCCCCTAGATGTTTCTTATATTTATCAAATTGCAAAAAGTATAAATGAGCTAGCAACGCAAGTTTCTGGATCGGCTAACAGATATAGCTCAATTGACACAGTTTCTTCTGGAACACAAAACATAAGAACAGCAGACTCAAGGATTGTCGGCGGGTACGTTACTGTAACCAACAACTCAACCACAAGCCCAGACGGCGAAGGAAGCTTCAGCTACAACTTTTCTGATTTTGTATATGCACCCGTAGTAACCGCCACCCCAATACTTATTGACGAAAACTCAACAGAGGCTGGTAAAGATGTTACAGTAGTTTTGACAAAAGTTTCAAATAACAGGGTTGAGGGCATTGTTCAGTTTAACACTATTGGTGTTGCATCGGTTGGTATTAACCTTATAATGGTTGGCGTCCCTGTCTAAGAGCCACTATGGATAGAGAGGCATACAATACCGCACCCGTTGTTCCTGGCAATAAAAGTGTTTGGTTTTTAAACGGGGACTTAGTGAGAAAACACCATTTTAGTAAGGCTAATGGAATAATGTCTGTTTATAACATTAACAAAGACAGAATTGAAAGCTGTTTCATTCATGACTTTAAAAAAAATAGAGAAAAGGCTTATACCGTTAAAGAAACAGCACAGCTTGTTGACAGGCATCACAAACATCTTTATAGGCTTATTCACCAAGGAGTAATACCGCCTCCTGTTGGTGCAACAAAAAATGGAGAAAGAGCTTGGAGGATTAGAGCTTACTATTCAGCTACGGCAGTAAAAGAAATTCGTGATATACTCGCATCAAGGCACATGGGTAGAGAAAGAAAAGATGGTCTAATTACCAATAACTTAACTCCTACCGTTCAAGAGTTGAATCGTAGAATGGGTTCTGGTATACTGACTTATACGAGAACAGAAGACGGAAACTTTGTACCAGTTTGGTCAGAGAGTATTTAGAAAGGGTATGGGATGGAAAACGAACAAACCAAAGTCAATGTGGCTTTGGGATACACATTAAACCTTGGCAATTTTCAATCGCTTCGAATCGATCTAGGAATCGAAGATTCTCGCAGAGATGGCGAAAACATTAGCGAGGCATTTGAAAGAGTCTACAGCTTTGTAGAGGAAAAGCTAACACAAAAAGTTCAGGAAGCTTCCAAGGAAATTAACTAGCAGTGGCTGATCGCAAGCAAAGAATGGCCCTGCTTTCCAGATACAGTAGACTGTACAATATCAAGTACGGAACAAGGCCAGATCTGAACCTAAACAAAGAGCAGTGGTCGTCAGATGCCTTGGTAGATTCTTATGGGCTTACTGACTGCTATGACTTGCTTTCGTATTATTTTGAAACGGCTAATGCTCCCAGCTGGAACTATTTTGCATACAATGCCGACAAAATATTGGAAGCAAAAAAACAGCTTGAGGAAGACTTAAAAGAAAGAGAAGAGAGACGCAAGATGGCTAAGGAGTGGTTAAATGGCTAACACGGAAGCAAAAGTTATTTCAGCAGTATTGGAAGATAAGCAAATTCATGTCTTGCTTCAAGCCAACGTAGACACTATTTTGCGCACACATAACGATGTGTGGGGATTTATTAGGTCTTATTTTGAACAAAACTCTTCTGTCCCACCGTCCTCACTGGTTGTTGAAAAGTTTAGAGACTTTCAACCCGTAGATGGGGTTGGTGCCACCAAACACCACCTTGAAGAGCTTCAGTCTGAATATTTAAATGATAGTTTAAAAGAAATTTTAAGGTCCGCAGCGGCGGAGGTTCAGGGGGGCAGTGGAAGTAGTGCACTAGAAGACATCATTGGTCAAACAGCAGAGCTTAAAAAGAACACTTCTGCAATTAGGGATATCGATGTTACAGATTTAGATTCTGCCGTTGCTTACTTTGAAAATGTTAAAAAGCAACAGGAGGCAGGGGTATCTGGAATCAAAACGGGACTACCTGGATTTGACGGATACTTGCCAGCAGGCATTATGCCTGGTCAGCTTGGCGTTTTCTTGGCATATCCTGGCATCGGAAAGTCTTGGCTATCTTTATATTTTGCCGTACAGGCGTGGAAGCAGGGAAGATCCCCGCTTGTTGTAAGTCTTGAAATGTCGGAAACAGAGGTTCGTAATCGTGTATTTACAATTATGGGTGAGGGGTTGTGGTCACATCGTAAGCTAAGCTCTGGCGAAGTAGAGCTGGACACATTAAAAATGTGGCATCAAAAACATCTTCAGGGGAAACCAGAGTTTCACATTATTTCTAATGATACTGGTGGCGACATCACACCATCTGTGTTAAGAGGAAAAATTGATCAATACAAGCCAGACTTTGTTATTGTTGACTATTTACAGCTAATGAGCCCTAATCAAAAGTCTGATAACGAAACGGTAAGAATGAAAAACCTGTCTCGTGAACTAAAGCTAATGGCTATTGCAGAAGAGGTGCCAATTATTGCTATTTCATCTGCAACACCAGATGATGTCACGAAACTGGAAACTGTTCCCACCTTGGGCCAGACGGCATGGTCTCGTCAAATCGCCTATGATGCCGACTGGGTGCTTGCTTTGGGCAGAGCAACCAATAGCGATGTGATAGAGTGTGTTTTTCGAAAAAACAGGCATGGCTTTATGGGTGAATTTATGGTTCAGGCTGATTTTGACAAGGGATACTATAGATACAAGGACGTAGAAGATTTAACATAAAGTCCTAATATAATGTTGTGTATGAAAATACATCACAAACCACTAAAAAGATTCGGACTTGATGGATCAATATATGATGACTCCGCCATTTGGAGACTTAAAATAGAATATATGAGATTAATAATCTCTGAAATGCGTTTAAGTGGTTATGTGCCAAGACTTGATATTGCACCAGATTTTACGCTAGAATATAATGACAAGACAAAAGCATTTATTTTTGAACTATCTTTATATGGAATACATGTTGGAAAGAGACAAAGCGAGTGGATATTCGGAATAAACGAAAGCCAAGTAATACCTATACATCAAAACAAATTGGAAGAGTACTTACGGGCAGCGGCCTCGATATACAATCAGAAGTAGACTCTGATTACATTATTTTTTGCCCCTTTCATGCTAACAATCGTACCCCAGCGGGGGAGGTTGACAAAGTTAAGGGAACATTTTTCTGTTTTGCCTGTCACCATGTATGCGATTTAAACGAGCTTGTGATGCATCAAACCGGAAGAACATATTTTGAGGCAATTCGATTTATTAAAAGTAAAGAAACATCGTCTAGCCTTGAGTCAGAAATAAACGAAAGGCTTGTTGAAAAGCCAGATTACGTGCCATTTGATGAAATATTGGTTAAAAGATTAGCCGCCACAGCTTTGGAATCTCCACGGGCAAAGAGCTATTATCACGGTCGCAGAATTACAGAAGATTCTATGAAAAAGTTTGCTTTGGGCTACTCTGAAAAACAAGACATGGTAACTATTCCAGTTCACTCTCCAGAAGGAATGCTGATTGGTTTTGTCGGAAGGTCTGTCGAGGGAAAGGTTTTTAAAAATACCCCAGGGCTGCCAAAATCAAAAACAATGTTTAACCTGTTTAGAGTTAAGTCTTCTAAAGCTGTTTACGTTGTTGAGTCCTCATTTGATGCAATTAGGCTAGATCAGTGCGGATTTCCAGCGGTAGCAACATTAGGCTCAAATGTATCTAATCTTCAAGTAGACTTGCTAAAAAAATACTTCAATGATATTATAGTCATTGCAGACAATGATGAGGCTGGAAACCATATGGTTAAGCGACTCAGTGAGAAGCTTACATCTAGGGTTTCTGTGATTCATTTAGAAAATAAATATAAAGATATAGGTGATATGGAAGACGAAGAAATTAAATCTCTGGGGTTTGACTTCTCAGATTCTATAGCATCAATACTAAAATAAAATACATAAATATATAAATAAAATATCAATTAGAGTATAGGAGAAAATATATTATGGGAGTAGTACAAGGACTAGCAAACATTAACGCATTGCTCGACAAGCCAAAGTATGATGCAGACAAGCCAAGGGTTCGTTGGCTTAAGCTTGCAGATGGTCAGTCTGTCAAGATTCGTTTTGTAGAAGAACTTGACGAAGATTCTGCTAACTATGATGCAGAGCGAGGGCTCTCTCTGGTGGTTAAAGAGCACACTAATCCAAAAGACTATCGTCGCAAGGCAGTAGACACTATGGACACTGAGGGTCGAGACTGGGCAGAAGAAATGCACAAGAAAGACCCCAAAGCTGGGTGGGGAGGACGACTTCGCTTTTACTGCAACGTACTTGTTGACGACGGCATCGATGAGCCATATGTTGCCATCTGGTCAATGGGTGTTGGCAAGCAGTCGCCATTCAACACTGTTCGTGACTATGCACTAGAAACGGGTAGTATCTCAAACCTTACTTGGAAGCTAAAAAGAAATGGAATGGGTACAGAAACAAACTATACTCTTATTCCAGTTGGCCCAGATAGTGAGCCATTCGATTGGAGCGGATTCAAGCCATACGATCTTAATCTAGCTCTTAACCACGTGCCATACGCAGAGCAAGAAGCCTTTTACCTAGGCTTCGATAGCCCCTCTGTAACCTCCGCTTCAAACGTGGAGTGGTAATAAAACATGGCATATGTTGGCTTGCATGTACACACTCACTACTCACTCTTCGATGGAATCGCCACCCCTCAAGAGTATGTAGATAGAGCAGCTGAACTGGGTATGAACGCTTTAGCGATTACAGACCACGGTTCTCTTTCTGGACACAGGGAGATGTATAGAGCTGCAGTGGAAAAGGGCATCAAGCCAATCCTTGGCGTGGAGGGCTATATAACCGAAGATAGGTTCGATCAACGAGATCGGGACAGTAGAGAAGGTCCACTAGACCTTGTCTATAACCATATAGTCCTCCTAGCCAAGAATCAAAAAGGTTTAGAAAATCTTAATAAACTTAACGAAGTTGCCTGGACAGAGGGATACTACAAGAAGCCACGTATCGACTACGAGGTTTTACAAAAGTATAAAGAAGGCCTTGTAGTTCTTTCTGGCTGCCTTAGTGGTGCGATTGCTAAGGCCATTGAGGCTGGCGAGCTAGCAGAAGCCAAAAGGCAAATTGAGTGGCACAAAGAAGTATTTGGTGACGACTATTACATTGAGGTTATGCCACACAACCCCGCAGAAATGAATCATCAACTGCTAGCTCTTGCCGATGAGTTTGGCATTAAGGCTGTTGCTACTCCAGACTGCCACCACGCACACACGGGGCAGAAAGAAATACAAGAACTTAAACTAATTCTTAATACATACAGCAATAAGATTCAAAAAGATGCTACCTATCAAAAGTCTGTAAAATATGAAAACCTTAAAGATAGGTTAGATTATTTGTATGGTGAACGCGATATCAGCTTTGTCAATTTTGATATTCATTTGTTGTCTGATGACGAAATGAGGAGTCAGATGACAGCGCAGGGAATTGAAAGAGAAGACATCTACGAGCACTCTTTAGAAATTGCCAATAAAATTAAAGACTACAACATTCAAGATGGACTAGATCTGCTACCCGCACAGTATCAAAAGCCCGATGAAGAGCTTAAGTCTCTTGCCATCGAGGGACTGAAGGCGAGGGGGCTAGATGATAATGAAGAATATCTTAAAAGGTTAGACGAAGAAATGGAAGTTATTACTTCTAAAAAGTTTAGCCCCTACTTTCTTGTTGTTCGTAATATGATTAATTGGGCAAAGAAAGAGGGTATTCAGGTTGGCCCTGGTCGTGGCTCTTCTGCTGGCTCCCTGCTTTGCTATTCTTTGGGCATTACAGATATTGACCCCATTAAGTATGGTTTGCTATTCTTTAGATTTATTAATCCAGAACGTAATGACTTTCCCGACATAGACACAGACATTCAAGACTCTCGTCGTGAAGAAGTTAAAGATTATCTTGTTAGACAATACCGTCACGTAGCTTCTATTGCCACCTTTCTTGAGTTTAAGGATAAGGGCGTTATTCGAGATATTGCAAGAGTTTTGCACATTCCCCTCACAGATGTGAATAAGGTTGGCAAACTTTTTGACACCTGGGACGAATACTGTACATCTAAATCAACTGCATGGTTTCGTGAAAAGTACCCAGAAATTGAGCACTACGGAGATCAGCTTCGTGGACGTATCCGTGGAACTGGTATTCACGCTGCTGGCGTTGTCACATCTAAAGAGCCAATCTTTAGACACGCACCAATGGAAACCAGAAAGGCTCCAGGATCTGGAGAGAGAATCCCAGTTGTCGGGGTAGACATGGAAGAGGCAGAGCGAATTGGCTTAATTAAGATTGATGCCCTTGGCCTAAAAACTCTCAGTGTTTTACGCAATACGCTTGACATCATTAAAGAGCGTCATCGCAAAGAAGTAAACTTGTTAAAAGTTGATCTAGAAGATGAAAAAGTATTTGAAATGCTATCTAATGGTCACACTAAGGGTGTTTTTCAATGTGAGGCTACTCCATACACTAATTTGTTAATGAAAATGGGGGTACGTAATTTTGATGAGCTGGCAGCCTCGAACGCCCTTGTCCGACCTGGTGCCATGAATACTATTGGAAAAGATTACATTGAGCGCAAAAAGGGTAAGCAAGGTATCACCTATCTTCACGATGTAATGAAGCAATATACTTCAGATACCTATGGTTGCATTCTTTATCAAGAACAGGTTATGCAATCGTGTGTTGAGCTTGGCGGTATGTCAATGGCTGAAGCAGACAAAGTTCGTAAGATCATTGGTAAGAAAAAAGATGCAAAAGAGTTCGACGTCTTTAGGGATAAGTTTGTGAATGGCGCATCTCAGTATATGAGCCCTAATCTTGCTAAGGATTTGTGGCACGATTTTGAGGCACACGCTGGTTATTCTTTTAACAAGTCTCACGCCGTGGCATACTCTACGCTTTCTTACTGGACAGCATGGTTAAAGTATTACTACCCTCTCGAATTTATGTTTGCCATTCTTAAAAACGAAAAAGACAAGGATGCTAGAACAGAGTATCTTATTGAGGCAAAGCGTATGGGCATCCCAATTAGGCTGCCACACGTTAATGATTCGGATGCAGACTTTAAAATTGAAGGAAAGGGTATTCGATTTGGTTTAACCGCAATTAAATTTATTTCAGAAAATGCAGCAAGGGTAATTCTTAAACACAAGCCGTTCTCATCATTTAAACAATTAACGGAAGTTTTTGCTACAAAAGGAAACGGTGTTACTAAGCGACAGCTTGAATCTTTGCGAATTATTGGCGCTGCAACATTTGAAGATAACCCAAGAAATGAAGAGGAAATTAGAGAAAATTTGTATGAATATTTAAATTTGCCAGAGTTTAATGTTACTGTGCCTTCTCACTACCACGCTTTTATTAATTCAGTTGATGAGTTTGAAGAAAAGGGTTCCTTCGTTTTGATGGGTATGATAAAAAGCATAAAGAGGGGTAAGGGATGGTCTCGAATTGAAATATTGGATAAGACGGGTTCAGTTGGCATTTTTGATGAAGAGCAAACCAGCATTGAAAGTGGTAAGACCTATATACTTTTGGCTAGCGATAACAGGATTGTTTCTGCTATTCCTGCTGACGAGATAAGAAAATCAGAAGCTGCGCTCATTAAATTTTTAAATTACAAAATGCTTCCATACAAGGAAGATGAGATGTATGTTGTTTCTTTTAAACCCAGAGTTACAAAGGCTGGAAAGAAGATGGCTACCCTGACCCTGGCAGATAGCGGTAGAGATCTGCACTCTGTGGTTGTTTTTCCAACCACCTTCGCTAAGGCTTATATGAAAATTCAAGAGGGTAACGCTTATAATTTTTCTTTTGGCAAAACAAAAGATGGAACGGTAATATTGGAGGATATAAATGTTTGATGATTTAGCAACTAGATTGCATGAAACAGCAATTTCTAAGGGTTTTTGGAATCACACTGTTGATGATATTTTTATTGCAAAGCAGTGCATGATGATTGTTTCAGAAGTTACAGAGGTTATGGAAGCTGTTCGTAAGGATAAGGGCAGCCAAGAAGTCGCAGAAGAGCTTGCAGATATTATTGTTCGCACGCTTGACCTTTGGAAGGGAATGTACGATAATGGATATGTAGAACATTCGTTAGATGATGCATTAGAGCGCAAAGCAGAGCACAACAAAACCAGACCAGAAAAACACGGAGTGAGATTTTGATGACAACTATTGAAGAGGCAATTGCCAAGCTAGACCCTAAAATTCGTAAACAAATTGCAAGCGGTGAAGGAATTGAGATTGAACGCCAGCCCACTCCAAGTTTTGGGTTGAATAGAGCTTTGGGCGGTGGCTTTCCATATGGCAGACAGGTTCTTGTTTGGGGCAGCAAGTCAAGCGCAAAGTCTTCTGTTTGTCTGCAAACAATTGCAATGGCACAAAAAGACGACAAGCTTTGTGCCTGGATTGATGCAGAAATGTCTTACTCAGAAGACTGGGCAAAAAGATTGGGGGTAGATACTGAAAAGCTAATTTATTCTCAAGCTAGAACCATCAATGAAATGGTAGATGTTAGTGTTGCACTAATGGAAGCTGGGGTGGATGTTATTGTTGTTGACAGTATCACCTCTCTTTTGCCAGCAATTTACTTTGAAAAAGGCACCCAAGATCTTAAGCAACTAGAAAACACAAAACAAATTGGTGCAGAGTCTAGAGACTTTAGCAATGCATGGAAAATGATTAACTATGCAAATAACAAAGAAAAGCCAACTTTGTTTATTTTAATTTCTCAGTCAAGAAATAACATTAATGCTATGTATACTAGTCAACAACCTTCTGGTGGCCAGGCTACAAAGTTTTATTCTTCAACAGTAATTAAACTATTTTCTTCTGAGTCTGACAATCAAGCAATTAAAGGAAAAATTCCCGTGGGAGATAAGCTAATTGAAGAAAAGGTTGGCAGAAAGATTCGCTGGGAGGTTCAATTTTCTAAGACCTCTCCCGCTTTTCAATCAGGAGAGTACGATTTTTACTTTAGAGGTGAAAAGATTGGGGTAGATGGAATTGCTGATTTAGTTGATACCGCTGAAATGAGCGGCCTTGTAGAGCGCACAGGAGCCTGGTACCAGCTTGAAGATGGCACTAAAATTCAGGGTAGGGAAGCGTTTATTGACAAGGTTAGAGAAGACGAAACATTGCAACAAAAACTTGTGGATCAGCTAAATGCATAGATATACGATATACCACGGGAGCTTTGTGTGCCACACGTGTAAAATGCAGGTACCAACACTAAGATATTATGATTCAAATAAAAGACTAACCTGGATGTGTAAAAACAAACATTTATCTGAGGTTAGTTTGCAAACAAAGAAAAGTAGAAAAGACTATGAGCGAACAGAGCGAAAGTAAAAGAATTGGCGCAAAGTTACATAAGAACAGTGGTCGTAACACCAAAAAGGGCGACGCTAGTTGGGAAAATTTTGTAATTGATTTTAAAGAAGTAGGCAAAAGCTTTACTTTAAATAAAGACGTCTGGGCAAAGGCTGTAACCGACGCCTTGAAATCTAATGCCGATCCTGCTATAGTTGTAGTTATAGGAGAAACACAGAAAACAAGACTAGCAGTGATTGAGCTGTCGTTGCTAGAACAACTGCTAGAAGAGAGAGAATAATGAAAATCCTATTGTTAGATATTGAAACCACACCTATGAAAGTTTATACATGGGGACTGTGGGACCAGAACATTGGTATTAATCAAATTATTGAACACACTGAAATGATGTGCTTTGGTGCCAAGTGGCTAGGTAAAAAGCAAGTTACTTTTAAATCTGTGCATCATCACGGAAAGAAAGAAATGCTAGAAACTCTGCACGATATGATGAATGAAGCAGATATTCTTGTGGGTTGGAACTCTGCCGCATTTGACCACAAGCATATTCGAAGGGAATTTCTTGAGGCAGGGCTGGCTCCTCCATCTGAAACTAAAGACCTTGACCTAATGAGTATTGTAAAGGCTAACTTCTTGTTTCCTTCTAACAAACTTGACTATGTTGCACAAAAGCTTGGGGTAGGAGCTAAGGTAAAACATTCTGGCTTTCAGTTATGGATCGATTGTATGGAGGGCAAAGATAAAGCCTGGCGTGAAATGAAAAAGTATCAAATTCAAGACGTCCAGCTCCTTGACGATTTATACGAAAAACTACTGCCATGGCTCCCTGGAAAGGTTAGTGTGACTAGCCAACAAAAGAAGGAAATGGCAGAGGTGGTACAATAGAATGGTGGAAAGCGCTGAAAACAAAACCACCATTGAAATGATTAATGGTTTATCTGAAATTGCAGACTACATGCAAGATGAAGAGCTTAACGCAGCTTTAACAATGATTGCAAAATTAATTGTAAAGCCAGACATTCCAATTAACATTGCTACTCTGGAAATTGTTAGGCTGCAAGCCATAGCCGCTAAAATGAGCTTTAGGGCAACTTGGATGGCCAATGTTGAAAAGGGAGACAGGGCAAAAAAGAATATATATTTTACAGCAGCCTCTGCAGTAAATGAGCTGGTGGCCGCTCTTAAATATATTACCCGATAAAAAATATGGTTAAAAACTTATTAAATCAAATAATGGTAGCAGATAAACAAAAGGCTACCTCTGAAAGTCTTAATGGGCTAATTGAAAAAATTAATTCTGGTTATATTGCTAAGCGAGGACCTAGACATCAACAAAAGAAAAGCTTTGCGCCCTCCACTATTGCGTATGGGCACGGCGAGTGCCCTAGATATTGGTATCTAGCTTTTGAAGGCGGCACATTCCAAGATCATGCAGACGCTTTTGCAGGGGCAAACATGACTAATGGAATCAAGTCACATGAAAGAATTCAAGAAGCAATAAAAGACTCTGGAATCCTTGTTGAAGATGAGTTTAAGATAACATTTGATGACCCGCCAATTTTTGGTTTCGGTGACGCTCTGGTTGAGTGGGAAGGCGAAGAGCTTCTCATTGAAATTAAGACAGCGATGCAAGAAGGCTTTGAGTACAGAAAAAGGACGGGCAAGGCAAAGCTAGGACATCTTATTCAGATTTTGATTTATATGAAAATACTGAAAAAAGCTAAAGGTGTTATAATTTATGAGAACAAAAATAATCATGAACTGTTGGCGATACCTGTCGAGGTAAATGATTATTATATTAAGTGGGTAGATCAGACGTTTGAATGGATGAGGACGGTTCGTAAAGCTTGGGAAAATAAAACAATGCCCAAGAAGAACTATAGATCTAATTCAAAAATTTGCAAGACTTGTCCTCTTAGGGCAGTGTGCGATGAGGCTGGTGAGGGAGATATAAAGATTAATTCTTTGGAGCCCTTAGATGAAAACATGTCAATGGTGTGACAACTCCTTTGAGCCAAACGTTGGCTATCAAATATATTGTCGCTCTGAGTGCAGAGAATCTGCAACAAAAGAAAAAATTGCGCAAAGATATCAAATATCTAGACGTAATAGAATGATGAACAAGAAAAGAAGTTGCAGCTCTTGTGGATTGCCTCTATCTGCTTACAACGATGAAGATCTTTGCCAGGCCTGCCTTGTTAATCCAAAAGAAGTTTCTAAAGCTTTAAAGGAAATAAAGGGAATAGCTAATGGTAAAAACGAGCAATTTAATTTATAGGCCACAAAGTGTTTGCTCAATTGATGCAAGCACAAATAGCTTGGCTTTTGCTATTTTTAATGAAAAAGAGCTACAGTCTTATGGAAAAATTATTTTTTCTGGTTCTGGAACTTATGAAAAAGTTGTTGACGCTGCAATAAAAACCTTAGACTTTTTTAATTTTTATGGCACACCAGAAGCGGTTGTGATAGAGCACACCGTTTATTTAAACAGCCCCAAGACAGCGGCAGACCTTGCCTTGGTACAGGGGGCTTTGCTTGGCGCAATGGGCAGAGCGGGTGTGAAAAAAATTAAATCAATTAACCCAATTGCTTGGCAAACCTATCTTGGAAACGGTAGGCTACAAGCAAAAGAAAAAGAGGGTATTAGAAGAGCTAATCCAAACAAAAGCAGCTCTTGGTATAAAAACAAAGAAAGAGAATTTAGAAAAGAAAGAACAATTGGTTTTATTAATACCTATTATGATAAATGCATAGATGATAACGATATTGCCGATGCCATTGGTATTGGTCATTATGCTATTTATAACTGGGAAAAGCTAACTTGACAGGAGGCCTAATTGGCTGCTAAACTTTATCAAAACCCTATGTGGTTAAAAAAAAGATTTCAAATAGATAAAAAAACTCCACAAGATATTGCGAAAGAGTGTGGAGCAAGCACTGCAACTATATACAATTATTTAGACAAGTTTGGTTTAAAGAAAAAAAATAAATAAAAAATTTCAAGGAGAGAGATGAAAAAATATACAAGTGAAGAGCACCTGTCTTTCGATGACATTTTGCTAGTTCCTCAACACTCCAGCATTTCAAGTCGTAAAGACGTGAGCACTAGGGTAAGCCTGGGCAGCGGAATGACGGGATTTAGTCTTAACGTTCCAGTAATTGCAGCACCTATGGATACCGTATGCGAATGGGAGATGGCTGTTGGTATTCGTAAAGCTGGCGGCATTGGAACCTTGCATCGCTACATGCCCATTGAAGAGCAGGCTCGGCACATTAAGATGGCTAAGGCTAACGGCGCTATTGTTGGTGGGTCTGTGGGGGCTATCGGACAGTTTGAACATGATGCCGCTGAGCTTTTGGAGGCTGGAGCAACATTTATTTTGATTGATGTGGCTAACGGTCATAGTGACCACGCAATGCTTGCTACACAAAGGCTCAAAAAGAGCTTTGGCAGAGAGACCCACATTATGTCTGGAAATGTATCTACATGGGAGGGCTACGCCAAGTTAGCAGATGCTGGGGCAGATTCAATTAGGGTGGGCATCGGAGGCGGATCGGCTTGCACTACTCGTGTTGTAACTGGTCACGGCGTCCCCACTCTGGCATCTATTATGGATATTAGAAACAATTTTAAATACGGAGAAGGACCAGACATCATTGCCGATGGTGGAATTCGCAACTCTGGGGATGCCGCTAAAGCTCTTGCTGCTGGCGCAAACGCCGTAATGCTTGGTCGCATGCTAGCTGGCACCAAGGAGTCCCCAGGGGAGATAGTGGAGGGGCGTAAAGTATTTCGTGGGATGGCATCGGCAGAAGCACAGCACGAAGGTAGGGGCTCTGTTTCTGGAGTAGAAGGAATTGCCACAACCGTACCATTTGTGGGACGGGTTTGTGACATCGTAGATGAGCTTGCCGCAGGCCTCAGAAGTGCAATGTCTTACACGGGAGTGGACAACCTAGTTGATTTCTATCATCACAGCGTGTATAATAGAGTTTCAGGTAATTCGTTAAACGAAACAAGACCTCACGCTAAGGAGTTAAATGCCTCGTCGTAAAAGGGTAAGCGCAAAACCAACCTACTTTGTCACAGAGCCTTATATGGAAGTGGATGGTTTTCCCATTCATGCTGGTGACATTATAAAGGTGAGGGGCGAATACGGCACTAAGTTTAAATTTGTTGGTGTCACTACTAACACCCTGACAGGTTCTAATTGGGTTGACTGTCATGAAATTTTTAGAGGTAAGCCCCAACAGTTTAGAGCTTTTAAACAAGATAAGATTAAGCGGGTACCGCAAAAGGGAAGAAGGGCTAAACGTGTCGCAAAGTCCTGAAGAAGAAATCACTAAACATTTAGACACTGTAAATAAAGTGGTTGGAGAATACCTTAAGGGAAACGATCCAACTAAAATTTCTAAACAGCTCGATATGCCCAGAACAAAGGTTGTTACTTTAATTAAAGAGTGGCAGTCCATGGCTTCTGATAATAGTGCTATTAGGGCTAGGGCTAAAGAAGCATTGGCTGCCGCGGATGAACACTATAGTAGATTAATTAGCCAAGCCTACGAAGTTATTGATGATGCAACAACCAATGGAGATTTGCGCAATAAGTCTGGTGGCATCAAACTTGTTATGGACTTAGAGTCCAAGCGCATTGAAATGTTGCAGAAAGCTGGGCTGTTAGAAAACAAAGAGCTAGCAGAAGAGATGTTGGAGATTGAGCGCAGGCAAGAGATCTTGATGGGTATTCTTAAGGATATTGCTGCAGAACATCCAGAAGTTCGTGATAAAATTATGGGCAAGCTTTCAGAGGCTTCTCAGGGCTTAAATGAAACGGTAACGATAGTACATAATGTTTGATGATTTTTTAGAGGCATTACAAGACAATCCATTCGAAGAAGAGCCCGTGGATGTTGTCACTTTTGTAGAAAGCGAAGACTTTTTAGGCCAACCACCGCTTTCTGAAATTCAATACGACATTGTCCGTGCAATGAGTCAAATTTACGAAAAACAAGACCTGGTAAGCTTGATGGGGCACGAAGAGGGGGCTCGTTATTATCAGAAGTATACTAAGAATGAAATTATTCTTCAGCTTGGTAAAGGATCTGGAAAAGACTTCACCTCTACCGTTGCAGTAGCTTTTGTTGTTTATAAACTGCTTTGTCTAAAAGATCCCGCCAGGTATTTTGGCAAACCTTCTGGCGATGCTATTGATATTATTAACGTTGCAATCAATGCGCAGCAAGCAAAAAACGTTTTTTTCAAGGGGTTTAAAAGTAAAATTGAGAGATCTCCATGGTTCGCAGGAAAATATTATGCCAAGATGGACTCAATAGAGTTTGACAAATCCATTACCGTTTATTCTGGTCACTCAGAAAGAGAGTCTCATGAGGGCCTAAACTTGTTGATCGCTGTTTTGGATGAGATCTCTGGTTTTGCTAGTGAAACCGCAAGCGGCAACGACCAGGGTAAAACAGCAGACAACATATACAAGGCCTTCCGTGGTACGGTAGACTCTCGTTTTCCCGATTTAGGCAAGGTGGTTCTTCTTTCCTTCCCCCGATACCCTGGTGACTTTATATCCACAAAATATGAAGATTGTATTTTGGAGAAAGAAGTAGTTAAAAGAACACACACCTTTACTATTAATCCAGAACTGCCAGAAAACCAAGAAGGAAATACTTTAGACATTGAGTGGGATGAAGATCACATTATTTCTTACAAATATCCAAACACTTATGCACTTAAAAGACCTACTTGGGAAGTTAACCCCACTCGAAAAATAGAAGACTTTAAGCTAGCCTTCTTTACTGATATGGGGGATGCAATGATGAGATTTTTATGCATTCCCAAATTTGCGTCAGATACTTTTTTCAAGCAACGTGAAAAGGTTCAGTCTTGTATGACTGGGCGTAATCCTCTAGATACCTTTAGGCGCTTTGATTCTAATTTTAAACCAGATAAAGATAAAAAGTATTTTGTCCACGCGGACCTTGCCCAAAAACATGACAAGTGTGCAGTGGCAATTGCTCACGTAGAAAAGTGGGTAAATATTCAAATTTCTAAAGACTACGAACAGGTTGTCCCCTTTGTAGTTGTAGATGCTGTAGCTTGGTGGGAGCCAAGGGTAGAGGGGCCAGTAGACCTTTCAGAAGTTAAGCAGTGGATACAAGGACTTAAAAGGATGGGTTTTGATATTGGCATGGTTAGCTTTGACCGATGGCAGTCGTTTGATATTCAAAACGAGCTAAAGTCTTACGGTATCAGAACAGAAACTGTTTCGGTAGCAAAAAAACACTATGAGGATTTGGCTATGCTTATTTATGAAGAGAGGGTCGTAATGCCAGCAATCGATCTTTTGTTTGAAGAGCTGACGGAGCTTAAAATTATGAGAAACAACAAGGTTGATCACCCCAGAAAGAAGTCTAAAGACCTTGCGGATGCTGTTTGTGGTTCTGTGTTTGGCGCTATCTCTCACACGCCAAGAGATAATGATCTTGAGGTAGAGGTTCACACCTTTAGAGATAGACCAAGAAGAGAACTTGAAGAGTTGCCAGATAACGTGATACAATATAAAGCCATGCCAGATGATGTTAAAGATTATTTGGATCGTTTTGGGCTTGTCTAGTACAAAATATTGTGCATATTTTAAGATTTGACCACTAGGTTTTGTGTAAAGGAAGAGTATAATTGTTACCTATTGACATCGTGTACTTCTCTCACAAGTCCGAAAACACTAAAAGATTTGTAGAAAAACTAGATGTCAATGCTTACAGGATACCGCTAGATTGGGATGACAGCAATCCTTACCAACACTTAAGTGATTATGTGTTGGTATTGCCAACTTATGGTAACGGTAATGATAGACATACTATCCCTAAGCAAGTAAAGAAATTTCTAAACATACCAGAGAATAGAAATCATCTCAAGGGTGTGATTGGAACGGGTAATACAAACTTTGGAGAGCACTTCTGCAAAGCAGCATATATGATTGCCGCAAAAGTGGGGGTACCTCTGATTGCTAAAGTAGAAATCTTTGGCACAGAACAAGACGTTGAAAAAGTAAAAGAAGGGTTAAGGCTGCTTTATGAGTACGAACTATAGCTATCACGAGCTAAACGCAATGCTAAATCTATATGATGAGAATGGCAAGATTCAATTTGACAAAGACAGGGAAGCAGCTAAAAGATACTTTCTTGATCACGTAAACCAAAATACTGTATTCTTTCACAGCTTAGAAGAAAAGATTGAATATCTAATAGAAGAAGAATACTACGAAAAAGAGTTGCTGGATCAGTATGACTTCGAGTTTATTAAGTCTTTGTTTAAGCAAGCATATGCACACAAATTTCGATTCCCCACCTTTGTTGGGGCGTACAAGTTTTACACCAGCTACGCACTAAAGACATTTAATGGTAGTCGCTACCTTGAAAGGTTCGAAGATCGCGTCTGTATGAACGCCCTGATGCTTGCTAGAGGCGATAAGAAACTTGCTCAAAACCTAGTAGACGAGATTATTTCTGGACGATTTCAACCAGCTACACCCACCTTTTTAAACGCAGGCAAGAAGCAAAGGGGTGAGTTTGTGAGCTGTTTCCTGCTTCGCATTGAAGATAATATGGAGTCTATCTCACGAGGCATCAACTCTTCATTGCAGTTGTCTAAGCGAGGAGGGGGTGTAGCACTTAACATGACAAACCTTCGTGAAGCTGGCGCACCGATTAAGAAAATTGAGGGCCAATCCTCTGGCGTTCTTCCAGTAATGAAACTGCTAGAAGACAGCTTTAGTTATGCCAATCAGCTAGGTGCTCGTCAGGGTGCTGGGGCGGTATATCTTAATGCACATCACCCAGATATCCTTCAGTTCCTCGACACCAAGCGAGAGAATGCGGATGAGAAGGTTCGTATCAAGACGCTAAGCCTTGGGGTAGTGGTTCCAGACATTACCCTTGAGTTAGCCAAGTCAAACGAAGACATGTACCTATTTTCTCCATACGATGTGGAAAGAGTCTACGGCCTTCCTATGTCTGATATTTCTGTTACCGAAAAGTATCAAGAGATGGTGGACAACCCAGACATTCGTAAAAAGAAAATTAGTGCTCGCGGTTTGTTTCAAACTATTGCAGAGCTACAGTTTGAGTCGGGGTATCCTTACATTGTCTATGAAGACAACGTAAACAACGTAAACCCAATCGAAGGTCGAATCAATATGTCTAACTTGTGCTCTGAAATTTTGCAGGTAAATGAGCCAACAACATACAACGACGACTTATCGTATAACCACATTGGTAGAGATATCAGCTGCAATCTGGGCTCAATGAACATTGCTAAAATGATGGAGTCGCCAGACTTTGGAAAGAGTGTTGACACAGCAATCAAGGCACTGACTTCTGTGGCCGATCTTAGCTACATCGAGTCTGTAATGTCAATTGCTGAGGGCAACAAAAAGACTAGAGCAATTGGTCTGGGTCAAATGAATCTTCACGGGTACTTTGGAAAAGAAAGAATGCATTATGGTGACGAGGAGTCTCTAGACTTTACCAATATGTATTTTTATACTATTCTTTATCACTCTCTTAAGTCTTCTAACGAAACTGCTAAGAAGACTGGTAGCCCATTCTACAACTTTGAAAATTCGAAGTATGCGACGGGAGAGTTCTTCGACAAATATACTAACATATCATGGGCACCTGTAACGAAAAAGGTTGCCAAGCTTTTTAAGGATGCCGACATTGAAATCCCCAATCAGTCTGACTGGGAAAAGCTTAAGAAGTCTGTTATGAAGCATGGCTTATATAACCAGAATCTTCAGGCAGTACCGCCAACAGGATCAATTAGTTATATCAATAACAGTACTAGCTCGATTCACCCTATCGCTTCTCAGGTTGAGATTCGTAAGGAAGGAAAGCTGGGGCGTGTTTACTATCCTGCACCATACCTTACAAACGACAACAGGGAATACTTCATGGATGCTTATGAAGTAGGGCCAGAAAAGATTATTGATGTGTATGCTGCTGCAAGCCAGCACGTAGACCAAGGCCTATCCCTTACCTTATTCTTTAAAGACGAGGCAACCACACGTGATATCAACCGTGCACAGATTTACGCATGGAAGAAGGGTATCAAAACAATTTATTATATTCGTATTAGGCAACAGGCCTTAGAAGGAACAGAAATGGAGGGCTGCGTTTCTTGCCAGCTATGAGTGTGTGATACCATAGATATATGAAAAAAGAAATATGGAAGGACGTACCTGGTTACGAAGGAAGATACTACATATCCTCCTTTGGAAGACTAAAAGGCCCACGTGGAATAACAAAAGGATCGACGGGCTCTAGGGGATACATTCAGGTATGTTTAAGAAAACCTGGAGAAAAGTATGGCGTAACCAAAAATGTTCATGTCTTAGTTGCCGAAGCATTTTTAGGGAAAAGGCCAGAGGGGATGCATGTTTGTCATTTTGACGGCAACAAAAACAACAACAGCGTAAACAATTTGAGGTACGATACTCCTAAAAATAATTGGAATGATTTTAGGATTAATCCAGGAAAGACTTCCCACTCTATAGGAAAGCAAGAATGTCCGATGGGGCATAGTTTAGAAAAACCAAACCTAATGAAAAGCCAGCTAGACAGAGGCTGGAGGTCTTGTCTAGCCTGCTCTAGAGCAAGGTCTTTTACTAGGGTCAATCCCAAAGAAAAAAATAATCTAAGGGATATAGCAGACAAATATTACGAAAGGATCATGCAATGAGGGTAAAAGATTATACAGCAACCACTAAGCTGGTAGAAGCGGTAAACTGGAACAAAATAGAAGATTCAGTTGACCTAGATGTTTGGAATAGGCTTACTGCTAATTTTTGGCTCCCAGAAAAGGTTCCGGTTGCAAACGATATTCAGGCATGGTCAAACCTGACAGAAGAAGAAAAAGATTTAACGAAAAAGGTTTTTACAGGACTCACCCTTCTTGACACCATACAGGGTACTGTCGGGGCTATATCTTTAATGCAGGATGTGTCTACTCCGCACGAGGAGGCAGTTCTGACCAATATTGCTTTTATGGAAAGCGTGCATAGCAAAAGCTATTCTACAATTTTTTCTACATTGTGCCCAACGGAAGAAATTGACGAAGCCTTTAGATGGAGTAGGGAAAACATCTTTTTAAATAAAAAATCTGAGATTGTTCTTAAGAGGTACGACGGTAAGAACGAAATGGAAAGAAAGATTGCATCAGTATTGCTAGAGTCTTTCCTGTTTTATTCTGGTTTCTATTGGCCAATGTATCTGTCCTCAAGGTCTAAGCTAACTAATACCGCCGATATGATTCGTCTTATCATTCGTGACGAGGCTGTACATGGCTACTATATTGGCTACAAGTTTCAGAATAGATATAACGAAATGAATGCAGAGTCTCAGGAGCGCTATAAGCAGTATGCTTATGATCTCACAATGGAGCTGTTTGAGAATGAGGCCAAGTACACAGCTGATCTATATGACGGGGTAGGCTTAACAGAAGATGTTAAGAAATTCTTACATTACAATGCAAACAAAGCACTAATGAACCTAGGCTTTGAAGCACTATTCCCTGCTGAGCTGACTGATGTTAATCCAGCTATCATGGCAGCACTCAGCCCCAATGCTGATGAGAACCACGACTTCTTTAGCGGTAGTGGATCAAGCTATGTCATTGGTAAACATGAGAGCACACAAGACAGCGATTGGGACTTCTGATCAATGACATACGAACAAGACCTAGCTAGCTGGCTAGCCGATCCTGATAATCTTAATAAATTTATCGGAGTAGCTGTTACAGAATCTTTGGGGTATAAGTTGACAGAAGACGGTCAATGGGTTAAACTATATTCATGACAGTTCCTATTGAATCAATTGAATTTGCTGACTGGCTTCAGCAAGGTATGAATAATGGATGGATTTCTCGTCCCTTTTGCAATACGCACGATATGGATCCAGCCATGACAGAAGAAGAAGAAGCTGAATGGGAAGCAGGCGGGGACCCATGTCAACATGTTGTAAGGATAAATGTTTAAATGAAAAGAATTTTTGACTGGAAATCAAATCATGATAACAGGTCTAGGCAATATAGCATCAGGCAGGTTATTGGAAACAACATTAAACCAACAAAAATATTGTGGGAAGAGGGCACAGTTCTTGACCAGGGCTCGGAAGGGGCCTGTGTTGGATTTGCTTGGACGGCAGAGCTTTTAGCAGAGCCATCGGCTCCAGAGAGTCAGCCTAGCGAAGAATTTGCAAATGCATTAGCTAGTGAATTTTATCAGGAAGCCAAGCACGTTGATGAATGGCCAGGGACAAACTATGAAGGCACTTCAGTTTTGGCGGGTGCAAAAATTATGCATCGTAAAGGTTTTATCAAACAATATCGTTGGTGCTTTAGTGTAGACGAGGTAAGAGATGCCCTTATCGCAGAAGGCCCTGTAGTAATTGGAATACCCTGGCTAAGCGGTATGTATGAAACAGCACCTGGTGGTATTGTAAGGGTATTTGGAAAGCCAGTAGGTGGCCACGCTCTAGTTTTAACGGGGTACAACCCAGCAATGAACATTGGTCAATCCACAGAAGAGTGTTTCCGTTGGAGAAATTCCTGGGGGAATGATTATGGAAATAACGGATCAGGATGGATTAGACGTAAAGATTTAGAAAAATTACTTGCCTCTAATGGAGAAGCTTGTGTTCCAATGCAAAGACAAACCCCTATTTTTAAGAAAGCAAAGGTATCTAAAATAAAACGATGGTTTAGTTTTATTTGTAAAAAATAATTAAATATTGGGGTGTGGCGAAATTGGCAGATCGTTCGATTGTTAATCGATAGGTTGTAGAATCGTACCCTACCACCCCAGCGGTTCAATTTTTATGATATAATTGAACCATGAAACACAAAAAAAATATTCTTAGGCTAAGGGCGGAGGGAAAATCTTATCGAGAGATCCAAAACATAATTGGCTGCTCTAAGGGAACTATTGCTTTTCATTTGGGCGAGGGGCAAAAAGAAAAATACTATGAAACAACCAAAAGGAGAAGAACAGAGCTTTCTAGAAAAATTTGGGATATAAAAGAAGCCTCTGGCTGCGTTGATTGTGGAGAGAAATATCCTCACTTTATGTTGGATTTTGACCATCTTCCAGGATATGAAAAAGTGAATAGCCCAACATATTTGGCCAGGACTTACAGCCTAAAAAGAGCAATGGAAGAAATTGAAAAGTGTGAAATTGTTTGTGCAAATTGTCACAAAATTAGAACCTGGAACAGAAATATTAATCCAGAACAGATAGCCTAATAATTGCGAATATAGTTTAATGGTAAAACTACAGTCTTCCAAACTGTTGATGTGAGTTCGATTCTCACTATTCGCTCGGCCCTGTAGCTCAAAGGAAGAGCATCCGCCTGTCCAGCGGAAGGTTGAGATTTCGAAATTCTTCAGGGTCGCTGATAATTAAATATATGCCCCCTTAGCTCAAAGGCAGAGCGCCACTCTTGTAAAGTGGAGGTTGAGATCTCGGAATTCTCAGGGGGCTCTAATAATTAAATATGCCCCTGTAGCTCAGTGGATAGAGCGGAGTCCTTCTAAGTCTTGTCAGTCGCAGATTCGAATTCTGCCAGGGGCACCAAAAGGAGATATAATATTAACAATGTCAGCAGTGATTATTTATAATAATGGTGGTATGGAAATACTGGGTGCTGTCAGTGTTAAGAAGTCTATTACTATGCTATACCGTGGCGTTGCACGGGTACGCACTGAATCGGAGGATGGGCGGTTTGGTCCATACCCTATCCCTAAGTCTTTAGAATTAAACAAATATATTTTTCCTAAGTGGAAGTATAGTAGAAAAACTATTCATTATTCTCGTAAGGGTGTTTTGGAGCGGGATGGATATATTTGTGCATATTGTCATGAGTATGCTAATACTATTGATCATGTTATTCCTAAGTGTGATGGTGGGGAATCTACTTGGTTAAATACCGTCGCTTGTTGCAAAAAATGTAATACCGTAAAAGCTGGCAGAACACCAGAAAAGGCGAGTATGATTCTTAGGAATAAGCCTGCTATGCCAGCTTGACAATGATATCGATGACCTGTATTATTTAATGGTGAGCCCTGGTATCCCCTCACGCTTATAACGTGTTGAAAGGGTAGTCGGTTCACGCGAGTTCAATCCTCGCCCAGGGTACAAAAAGAAGGAGAGCAATGGAAAAAGTAAGTGTATTAGATAAAGGTTATGTTCGACTTGTTGATCACATGGGTAGTGATTTGTCTGTAGTCAATGCAGCGAGGGTATCATATGATAAAGAATCAGAAGAAATAACAGATCGTGATCGTAAACTACTTAATTTTTTAATTAGGGAAAAGCATACTTCTCCATTTCGTCATGCAGCTATGACTTTTGAAGTTTATGCCCCGCTTGTTGTGGCACGTCAGTGGTGGAAATATTCTGTATCTTCTACTCATGTTGATGATCAGAATGGGTGGAACGAATCTTCTAGAAGGTATATTACAGAGGATGAAGAGTTTTATGTCCCTACCGCCACGCAGTGGCGTAGCAAGCCTGAGAACAGCAAACAGGGCTCTGGAGAGCCAGTAGATGAGCTAGTGGGGCAAAGGTTTACCGATAGACTAGAGGAGATGATTAGGTTGGGAGAAGAAGCCTATGAGTCCGCTATGGAGCAGGGCATCGCTCCAGAGCTTGCTAGACTATTTCTGCCAGCTTATGGCATGTATGTTCGCTGGCGTTGGACTACCTCTTTGCAGGGGGTAATGACATTTCTTGAACAACGTCTGCCTCATGATGCTCAATCAGAAATTAGAGAATATGCTGATGCTGTTCTTAAACTATCTAAAAATATTTTCCCAGAAACCTTTAAGTCATACCTCGATCTTGACACACAAATCTGGGTATAATAGATACATTCAACTACAAAGGAGACCTAATGACAAATCTCAGGAAATGCACTTCCTGCGGAGTTGTCAACGATGGGGAAAATTTTCACAAAGGTAGTCCAGCAAAAGATGGATATCAATCTAGATGTAAAAGTTGCAGAAACTCTTATATTGTTGAAAATAAAAAAAGATTTCCTGTTGACAAAAGCATTGCATCAAAAGCTTGCAAGAAATGCTTTAAGGAGCGCGGGTCTGACAAGTTTCATTCCAACAATAGCCAGATTGACGGACTGTCTCCTTATTGTAAAAAATGTAGTGCAAAAAAAAGAAAGTCCTATTATACTTTAGAATATCGTGCGTCTTTGTATAATTTAGACATCAATGCTTTGAAAAATATGCTTGAGGGTGGATGCATGATTTGTGGATCGCATGAAAGACTTGTAATTGATCACGATCATTCCTGTTGCGATAAACAAAATTACAGTTGTGGAGAATGTGTTCGTGGGGTGCTATGCAACAGGTGCAACATCGGATTAGCTCATTTTGCTGACAACATTTTAAAACTACACAATGCCATTAAATATTTAAACAAGGAGGATAAATGGTAACCTTATATACTAAAGAAAACTGTGTCCAGTGCTCGATGACAAAACGACACATGGACAAGATTGGGGTAGAGTATACAACAGTAGACATTACCGAAGATACCGCTGCCCTTGACAGATTAATTGAAATGGGGTACAAGGCTGCCCCCGTTGTTGTAACAGACAATGGTGAAAAATGGTCTGGCTTTCAACCTGAAAAAATTAACGAGCTAGCCGCTTAGCTTGTTGCCATATAGCTACCAGCTATATGAAAGCTATCTGATTGAGTCAATGTTATTGGTTCATTGTAGCTAAAGGGAAAGTCGTATATTCTGCTGGTAAACTGAACGTCTGTTGTGTATAAAAGTAGATTAGTCTCTCCTTCATCTATCTCGCCAGAAATGTGATATATTCTACCAGTGCCGTTATCGTGAAGACATCCCTCTCTAAACATTCTGCTGTACTTAGAGGGAAAGGGCAAGGTAACGTAATACTGTCCAGTTCCAAAAGATGCAATGTTGGTAAAGTCTACAAAAATATTAAAATTAACAAAGCTTCCCACCTTAATATAGGAAGCTGTAAAAGCGTTAAAGCCGCCAAAGTCTGGCTGAGTGCCACCAATTGTTCCACCCTCTGCCTGGAAGGCAATCTCTTGTACGGAAGAGCTTATGTTGAATGCGCTTTGATCTGTAAATCTTGCCATTTTTTATCCAGTAAATATTTCGAATGTTCCCGTGAGATGAAAATTATCTGCGGTGCTTAGGGTAACAGGAACACTGTGTTCAAATGGAACATGCCTACCATTGGAGGCAATAGAAAAAAGCATTAGCTGATCAGAACCAGCAACAACGTGTCCCAATATTGAATACTGATTACCACTTGAAACGTCATGCAAACAACCACCATTAAACAACATGTTATCTTGCACTTGAAAGGGTAAAACCATGTAGTACTGGCCTGATCCAAAATCAGTAATATTATCCATGTCTACATCAATAGTAAATTCGCACAACTCACCAATAACAATATATCTTCCAGTAAAAAGTGGATCTCCGTTAAATTGAGGTTGGTCGTCAGCAATTATATTGCCAGACTCATCTTTGGTTCCACCGATGAGATTCCATTCACCGGTTTCCGTACCACCCCTTGCTGAAATTGCTGGGTGAGTAAACCTAGCCATTACTGACCCTGTTCTAGATTAATCTTAAGAACAGACGCCACAGCTGGCGATTCGTTAGAGCAAATGTAAAGGTCGTCTTGACCGCTCAATTCAAATGATATAGCATGATTCGGAAGAATCCTGTAGCCATAGTCAGCTGTCGTGACGCCCTCTCCGCCAACATAAATATTTGCAGAATCATTGACATTTTGGATTGTAATATCCATTCCAGAGTGTGTTCCGTTGGGGGTAATCTGTGTGGCCTCGCCATAGAGTAATGTATAAATATTGTGTGTAGTCATGATACAATTTTAACATATGTATTAATGATATAATTAAAAATGTGAAGTACTGGAGATGGTTTATTAAAGAATTAAAAAAGTCTTTTTGGAGGAATCTTGAAAATTTATAACCCTGCCCCAAATCGTCCTGTCACAAGCCCATATGGGCCACGTAAGCACCCCATTACTGGCGAGGTCGGCAAGATGCATCATGGAATCGACTACGGAGGAAGCTTCAACGTTCTAGCAGCTCAAGATGGCAAAGTTGTACACATTGGATGGTCTCCACGCGGTGGAGGCCACGTCGTAATCTTAAAGCACGGTACTAGATTTTATACAGTATATTATCACGGTGCTCACAGAACACCACTTAAAAAAGGCGATCGCGTCAAGGCGGGAGATTTTATATATCGATCTGGAACAACTGGTGCTAGCACAGGCAACCACCTTCACTTCGAGGTTCGTACTCCAACAAGGGTTTGGGGGACTACACAAGATCCCGTTATCTATATGACAGAAGAGAGTCCTGACAACAGGCCAGACCCAGACAAAGAAGACGTGTCTATTGTTCCAAGCATCGGTGGGCCAGAAAACTTTGCGGCTGGGCTCAAGGTAGATGGCAGATTGGGTCGTAGAACATGGAGAGCCTGGCAAGAGGTTCTTAAGGATAGATATGGATACCGAGGAATGGTTGACGGTAGGCCAGGAAAAATGACCTGGACAGCAGTACAGAAATCCACTGGCAAACACTACAAGGGTAGAATTGATGGAGTCACTGGTCCGCTGACCCGTAAAGCAGTTCAGCTTAAGCTAAAAGAAACGGGCCATTACGACATGGCTATCGATGGTATTTGGGGTAGAGGCACCATTGCGGCACTGCAAAGAGCATTAAATTCGGGTAGGTATTAATGTTTACAGCACTAATTACTTCTATGAGTAAGGCCATGAATGAGCGAACAAGAAGAAAAAGTAGACAGCGCAAGGCCGATGACAAAGCACTAACCGAAGGGCCAAGCTGGAGGTATCGTCGTAGACTTATTTATGGCGCATATTTTTTGGGATTTGGTATGGTGATCTTTGGCGCTGCTACCGTTTTTCTTGACAGCATGATTGGTGTAGAGCTTATTATTGGCGGGGTAGCACTAGTGTCAATAATCATAACTGCCTATACGACTTCTGCCACATACGAAGATGTTAGGCTTTGGAATCATACCCCCAGAATTCGTTTTGGACAAGGGCAGGGGCAAGAGCCCTTGCACAATTACGAAACAAACAACCCAGACGGAACTTGACACAGATATAGATATAAGCTACAATCGTATAGTTAACAAAACGAAAGGAAGTTCATAAATGATTATGACTGCTGATTTTTGGAAGACTTCTGGAGAGGCTGCCATTAAGGCTGCCGCTGCAGCTGCTCTTGCTGTAATTGGAACGGATCAGTTCCTTAGCGCAATGTCTGTTGACTGGACCCAGGTGGGTGGCGTAGCTCTGCTTGCGGGTGTTGTTTCGCTACTAACTTCAATTGTGGTTCCAGATGCTCAGACTCGTGCCGCTCGCCGTGAGGCTAAGCGTGTAGCTAATGAGGAAAAGTAATATATAATTAAATATGGCTGTTTATGAGTACTCCTGTGGGGTCTGCAATAAATCTGAAACCATTGTAAGATCTATTTCAGACCCCGAGGAGTCTTATTTTTGTAAGAGTTGTAATAATAGTCTTAATAGGGTTTACTCTAAAGTTGGGGTAACTTTTAATGGCAGTGGGTTTTATACTACTGATAATCGAAAGGTTTAAATATGACACAAACAGTTCAAAAAGAATATTCTCTTACCGCCAATGATAGGTGTGACAGATGTGGTGGTCAGGCTTTTGTTTCTGTTAAGGGAGTTTCTGGAGAGCTGATGTTTTGTGGGCATCACTATAAAAAGATTATTAATAATCCCGTTGCTAATGAAAAGCTTCAAAGCTTTGCTTACGAGGTTAACGATGAAACTGACAGGCTAAATCAATACGAAAGAAATCGTATCTTAGAGGGGTAATATATGGAGTATTTTGCAGGAGCATTTATAACCCTGTCTGTTGTTTTTGTTATGAATAAACTTATTTCTAAACAACTTGTCAAAGAAAAAAAGACCGTGGTCAGATATAGCCAAAGCCATGTTTATAAAATGTCAGAAGCTATTATGTTTGGGCCTAAAAATTCTCCAGTTCCCGATTCTCAATCAAAGAGATATCAAAATAATGTTTATTTAAAGATTGTTGTAGCTGAGGGAAGGGCCTATTGGATTAAAGATAATGCCTTTTATGTGGCAGATATTGTAGATGGAAGTGTTGACAAAGAAACAACGAAACAGGTTGACACAATGTCTATGGATAATGTAGAATTGAAAAAGATGTTAGTAATTGTAGAGACTTTAAGAGAGGGTGATGCAAATGATGGTAGGAATTCAGGCAAGCCGTAAGTTTGATGACTACGCCGTGTTTCTACGCGCAATGGGCACCGCACTTTCTATGATGGAAGATGGTGAAAAATATTTCACTATCTGTTCTGCAGGACCAGCACGGCTTAACTCGATGGCTTTGGAGTTTGCTAATGTTTCTGAGAGAAGCCTAAAGGCTCGGGGCATTTATGTAAGAGTGCGAAAGGTACCACCTTACTGGATTAAAAATAACATTGCCGAATTGGGCTATTTTGCATACTTTAGCAAGCCAAAAGAGCCAGCCTCTGACCTTGTAGAGTGTGCCGAAGGCAACGATATAGAGGTAGGTGTTTATAGATTCTAATGGGGCTTAGTAGAAGTGAAAAGTCCTACCTTTCTGTAGCACGTTACCTGGCTGAAAAATCAAAATCAAACAAAAGGCATGGTGCAGTAATAGTGAAGTCTGGAAGAGTAGTTGGTACTGGATATAACAAAGACAGGAACAATCCTCTTTTTGTTTCTCCAGAACATATTAAAACCCACTGCTCTAGACACGCAGAAGTACAGGCAATTAGAGAAGCAAAACACAACACAAACGGAGCCATATTGTATGTTGCGAGAGTCAACAGGCAGGGCGAAGATCGTAACAGCAAACCATGTACGCTGTGCGAAAAAGCAATCAATGAATCAAATATCAAGAAAGTAATTTACACAAGGGGATAAAACAATGTATATTAAGTCATTAGAAGAGATGGAAAAAATTGTTGATTCTTTTAGGTTTTTGTATTGGGATGGTTGGGACGTAATTCAAACATTCCCCTCGGACAAAGCAAGGACATCAAAGCGCGGTATTTTTAAAAATGGCCGCTGGTATCTTCACAATAGATATCGACCTGGCGCAAAGGGATGGAATATCCCAGACAAACTAATTAATAAGAAAGGCAAAAGTGAATCGTAATGAATGGAAAGACGATGCTGCTTGCCTAGGCTATGACACAAATCTCTTTTTTGATAAGTATGAGGAAAGCGAAGAGTTTCGTCCAGGAATAGATAATCTTTGTGCTGGTTGCCCAGTGGCCAGACAATGTTTTGCTGTTGGGGTTTCTCAAAAAGAATGGGGAGTCTGGGGCGGTATCTATTTAGAAAATGGAAAAATCTCTAGAGAGTTTAATAGACATAGGTCTAAGCAAGACTGGGCAGATACATGGCAATATTTAACAATAGATCAAAGGAAATAGTGTGTATACAGAAGAAATGGCTAAAGCTTTTAGATCTTTAGATCATTTTGCCCCCAAGGGCTTCGCATTAAAAATAGCAGATGAAGAACACTTCATTTCAGTTATTGCAGATGAAAAACAATTCAGTCAGCTAGTTGACTTTGATAAGCGTCGTGCTGTAGAATATATGGTACGTGTAAAAAAAGCACTAGAAGAAAATGGAGCAATCGTTCTATTGGTGAGAGAGGGAGGCCAAGAATAATGGCAAATAATAAAAAAGAAGAAAACCTGGACTTGTCAGAGTCTCAGCAAAGGGTGGCAGAAGCGTTAGTATTTTCTGGTGTAAATTATGAGAGGGAGCGCTTGGTTAGCATTCTTGAGCCACACAGAGACAAGGCTATCAATGTTGACACCATGATTGATATTATCAACAACATCCCACCCAAGCAGCAGGAGCAGTCAGCTGCCAGCGAGGAAAGTAAAAAGTAATGCAAACCTTTCTGCCGCATAAAAACTTTGCTAAGACCGCTAGTGTTTTGGATAACAAAAGGCTTAACAAACAAATCTTGGAATGCTATCAAGTTCTTAATGTTTTATCAAACAAAGATCCTAAAGCAGCCTGGAGAAACCATCCAGCCGTAAAGATGTGGCGGAACTACGAGTTTGGTCTTTATAATTATGTTCAAGCAATGATTGTAGAGGCCAACTCTCGTGGAATTAAAACAGACAAGAACGCTGAAAATATTCTTAACTTACGTTACAGGTTTGGCCTAGAGTGGAGTATGGGCAACCCAGACTGGATGTCTGACAAGCGGCTAATGAAGCGGGTAACTACAACACACAAGGCTAATCTTTTTAAAAAAGAGCCAGAGTCTTATCCACAATTTCTTAAAGCATTGACCAACAAAAACAACAAGCCCTGTTGCGATAAGTGTCAATATTTTTGGGTAACACATTGGGAGAGTAATAATGGAAATATTTAATCTTATTATCTTTATTGTTTTTATTTTGTTGCTTGCGCTTTTTGTTTTTGATTCAGTTAGGTTAAGAATTGTTAATCGTAACCTTTTTTCAAAATTGGTTCAGGCCGAGATTGATAAAAATACCCTGGCTGATAAGCTAAATAAAACTATTTTAGAGCATAGTGCAGAGAAAAGCGATGGCTTTTTGAGATTTGTTTCTGACTCAAGGGAGCAAGCGTTTAAGTATATTGAAGAGGTTCAGGATGCCATCAAGGTTTTTGACGAAGAAATTGGAACAACGGTAGAGCATTACAAGAAAACTGGTAAATCGCCTACAAGAAAACAAACAGAGCTGCTTAAAAAGATTTCATTAGCTTATGATATTATTATGACGTTAATGCCAAAGGACTCTGAAAAAGATGTATAAATACAATGCTAAAGTTTTAAGAGTGATTGACGGAGACACCGTAGATCTTGAAGTTGATTTAGGTTTTAAGGTTAGTTTTAAAACTAGGGTAAGACTTGCTGGCATCGACACCCCAGAAAAATGGCATCCTTATGGAAAGGTAGTTACTCAGTTTCTAAAACAAGAAATAGAGGGTAAAGAAATTTATTTGGACGTTACCGAAAAGGACAAGTACGGAAGGTATTTGGCTAAGATATATAAAAATAGGTCAGACACGATGTCTGTGAACAATCTGCTTATTAATCAAAATATGGCAAAAGCTTATCACGGTGGATCTAGGGATAATAGTTGGACTGAAGAAGAGCTTGCACAAACCAGTCATAATCTGCTAAAATAGAATTACCTCGCCGTAAAGGGAGGTAGTAACAAAGTACTCGCTGAAAAGGAGAACAATATGGTAAGTACAATGCTGGATTTATTTAAAGATCCATTTTTTATCGGTATTGATCGAGAACTGGATCGATTCCGCCACACATCCGAGGTAGCTGCAAAGCAGTCCTACCCACCCTATGATCTCATTCAACTAAACGAAGATCATTATAAACTGACACTGGCTGTTGCTGGATTCTGCAAAGAAGACATTGAGATTACCGTTAAAGACGGATATCTCATTGTTACTGGCGATCAGTGTTTGCCAGAAAAAGATACAACCTATTTGCACAAGGGTATCGCCACAAGAAAGTTTACAAGAACTTTTGCTCTTGGCGAATACATGGAAGTGTGTTGTGCAGAAATGGAAAACGGTCTTCTTAATGTGGAAGTAAAGAGAGAGGTTCCAGAAGAGAAGAAGCCAAAACAAATTACAATTAAATAGTATATAATATAAATGGTCCCTGTAGGACCTTGGGATGGACTAGTTACCTATACCGCGGCCTTCGTGCCTGAATTTCCTGCAGGGGCCTTTATATTTTTTATGATAGAATGTTTGTATGCCTTATCATGTTGGAGAAAAGGGATCATACGGTTGCTCTGGCTACCCAGTTATTAAAGATGGCACTAGCGAAGTCATGGGATGTCACGATACAGAGGCGGCTGCCCGTAATCAAATTACAGCAATTAACATGAGCGAATCGGAAAGCTCTAAGAAAAAGCTTTCTTCTGGAATGGATGGGCCTGTGCCAGCATCTAACAAGGACTCAGTTCTTTTTCCACCTGTAAGAAGGAGATCTGCAGGACGGGGCGGGTATTCAAATGCTCTAGGCTCAGTGGGCACAACTAATGGTGGCACAAGTATGGGCACAAAGTCTGACTATAATAATAATACTGGCGCATGGTCTAATCCAAGACCAATCCCAGAAACTTCTGCTTTTCAAGATGAAGTAGAAACAAGAAATAATATTAGTAGAGAAATTGGTAAAGAGCATATGGAAATTAAAGAAGGCGACTTCGTAATGGGGGAAACCTCGGAAGGCATTGTGCATGGTCGTGTTGAGCACATTATGTGGGAGGGCGGTATCCTGGGATCTCCAGAAGGAGAGTATTCTATTGAGTCTATGCCCCCAGAAAACCCAGCAATGTCAGTTAGAATCTATGAAGAAGAAGACGAGGGCTATTGGGAAGAAACCGCTTACAGCATCGGCATGATGTATCAAGATGCACAAGTGCTAGAAGATCTTCAGGGACACACCATGCCAGAAATGCCAGAGGGCGGAAACCCAAATATGGAAGATGTTTACGCTATGGCTAAAGCAGAAACCTATACTCCCAACGATGGGATGAAGGCCGCCGCTCGTCGTGCTATTAAGTGGAAAGAAGACGGAAAAGCTAAAGGCGCTGGCACAGCAGTTGGCTGGGGTAGAGCAAGAGACATTGTAGCAGGAAGATCAATGTCTCTCAGCGTAGTTAAAAGAATGTATTCTTTTTTCTCTCGACACGAGGTAGACAAGAAAGCCAAGGGGTTTCGTTCAGGTGAAGAGGGTTACCCATCCAAGGGTCGCGTAATGTGGGACGCTTGGGGAGGGGACGCAGGATTTAGCTGGTCTCGTAAAATTGCACAAAGAAATGAGGACAAGGCATTGTTTGCAGAATTTGGTAAAGATGTTACAAAAGCAGAAAAGCTAACAGAGGTATTTAAGGCAGAAAGTGTTCGAGTTGGTCAGATGGTATCTTGGAATTCATCTGGCGGTACTGCAAGGGGTAAAGTAAAAAGAGTTATTCGTAGCGGATCATACGATGTTCCAGGTACAGACATTACAATTAATGCTACCGAAGAAGATCCCGCTGTCGTAATTACACTTTACCGCGATGGAGATGCTACAGATACCGTTGTAGCTCACCGCATGAGCACCCTCAGAGCCTCTTAGAGCTTGTATGAGGATTCTAGGTATACTAGACCATGCCTTCAATTGGTGTTTTGTTCTATTAGCCTTTTGAGTTCTTCAACATATTTATCATAGTCTATTTCTATAATCATGTCTTTTCCAATAGTGTGTATTTTTATTTCTTTTCCTATTTGAAATAGTATATTTCTAATTGATTCTTCTATGCTCATCCAAAAGCTCTTTCTGGACCAAAGTTTTTTAGGGCAGAAAGATTTATTTTGGTAAACTTTTCATGTCTACCCTTTTGAAAAAAGGTGGGGGAGTCAGAAGCATAAATATTAAAATACTTCATAGTTTGAGCCCTAGCTTTATCTTGATTGGTTTTTATTGTAATATTAAAATCAATGGCTTTTATTAGAAAATCAACATACTCTTTATTTAAATAAAGTATTGCGTGTGCTGCAAGCATGTTGTGAATTTTGTAAATGTCTTTGTCAAAGTGAGATTTGGACACTTGCAGAGATCCTCTGCTTCCATAAAGACCCCAAGCAGAATTTCCAAGATAGTATGCGTCAGCATCATTTGGTATTTCAATGGTGCTTTTAAATGATGCAATGTCTACATCATCTTCTAAAATTAACACTGGAAAATCTTTATCTGCAATGTTTTCTAAAATTTTTTTGTGGGACTTTGCAACACCGTTTCTTTTAGGCTCTTCCAAAACACCCGAGAACCTGTTAATATTTTTAAATCCAAGTTGTTTTAGCAAAAGCTCTAAGCTTTGAGCCTTTTCTTTATCTTTATCTAAGTTAATATAATAAACTGGAATCTCAAGCAAATTTAAAGTAAAAGTGTTATTCATATATATAATTCTAGCAGAACGCATGATAAAATAGTATATGTATGAAAACAACGGTCGTATTGCTCACTTGGCAAAGATTAAATACTCTTCGCAGAACTCTATCAGCTTTAAGCAGTCAAACCTATAAAAATTTTGATGTAGTTATTAGTAACGCTAATTTGGAAAAGGTTGATTTGGTAGAGAGACAGGCAAATGTTTTTTCTAATAGGCTAAGAATTACCGTAAGACACGATGGCAACGAAGAGTATGCTTTTAGAAGAATGACCGTAGGCAGAGACCTCGCAAACTCGGGCACAGATTTAGTTATTTTTATTGATGACGATGTTACATTTAGCTTTAGCTATATTCAAAACTGTATTAATCAGTATGAGCCAAAAACATATCAGTCATATTTTGCATGGAGATTTTATAATAATGGCGCAGATTATTATAAATTTCGAAACAGGGTATATGACAATACCAAAAGAATTCATTATTGTGGAACAGGCGTAGGAATGATTGATGCTTCGATATTTTTAGAAGAGGGGCTATTTAAAAAACCAAAAGAAGCCTTATTGGTTGAAGATCTTTGGCTATCTTATTATGCCCAGCACGTTTTAGGCTGGAATCTTAAATTTATGAACCAGCCAGGAACAGTTATTAGGGGCGGAGATTCTGCCGCTCTTTACAAAAAAATTATTTTAGATAAAAAGAATCAGCAGATCGGTTACGATAAGGCAGATTTGTTAAGACTTCTAATTAAAAAATATAAATGGAAGCTGTATTAAAGTTTAATTGCTTTAGCGAATACTACCCTAGATGCCATCTTAGATGCGCTGATGATAGCAATTGGTGCTGAAATACTTAAGATGATACCAGCCCACATTCTTGGTTCTACCCAGTTCCATTCCCAATAGTCAAAGGTATGGAATCCGTTAGCAAGAACTGCAAGCCCACCAAAGGAAACCATTCCCATAATGGCACCCCAAGTTTTTTCTTGCTTTCCATCTTCGTCAACTCTAGAGGCCAAAACAAGGTAGGCAATTAAGAACAAGAGATACATTAATTCAATAAAGAAAAAGAATAGTCCAGACATCCACGGCTGAGATAGGCCAACAAAAAAGGCTACAGATGTGATGCCATTAAAAGAAACAATGGCTGATGCAATAAAGGCAATTCCAATTCCAATAATCCAAGACCAAAGAACAATGCGCTGGTCAATTTGCACCTTTGGTGCTCTTAAAGATTCTTGCTTTTCATAGTTCTGCAATTTTCTTGCTTGCTCAGCATTTTTTGCTGTTTCGACGCTGTCTACCACAACTGCTTCTTGTTCTTCCATTGAATTTTCAGTCCTAACTGTTTGCCACAATGTGCGGGGGTAAGTTTCATATTTAGACATAATAAACCTCCACTTAATTATACACTAGGAAGGTTGAGTTCGCAACCAAGTGCGATATCTGTGACAGTTTGCGCAAACGACTTCGCATTTTTTAATTTCTTCTTTAATTGTTTTTATGCTTACTGAAGAGTTTGCATATCTTGAAAGATTATGTTTTTTCTTTCCATCCACGTGATCAAAGTCCATTTGGCTGTAGTGATATTTTTCTCCACAGTCTGCACAGGAGTGTTTTTCTTTTATTTGTCGTATATATTCTTTGTTGCGATCTCTTGCCTCACGCTTCCGTGCGGCTTCTGTGCTTGAGCGTGCCAAATTAAATTATCTCCTGTGTCTAGTACGGCTAAAAACCAACAGCCACAAGACTATTATACAGGATTGTTAGGCTGTTGGGCGTTTAACCACATATCCCCTTCGCACATCCGAAAGATAGCCGCTTGCGCTATATTGATTCATATCTTCGTGCAGGTTTCCCTTCCACTCCCCTTCTGGCGCAACCTCGTCGTTCCAAACAGGAATGATGATGGTTCCATCGGGGTATTCGTCAAAAGGATCGTTGCCCAATCTTAGATGAATTTCAATTACATATGGACCACGCATCTCAATATTAAAATAAGCAACATATGGATCATCTAAAAAGTCTAGTTGAATTGGTAATTCAGTAACCCTTGGTGCAAAGTGATTCTCTATTCTTTCCCAACTTTTAAACCTTGTAAGATTTTCTTCAGAATGGTGCATGCCTTTCCAGACGGACCTGGCTTCCCAAGATCCGTCAGAGTATTGCTGATAGTCAATTGACAAATGATCACCCTCAATCCATTGACACCAAAAGTTTCCAGGAGGGACTATTCCATTGTTAATCATTTGATCGTGCATTTCTTGAGACTCATCGTAATAAAATTTTGTAGCACCAAGACCCATTCCATACAAATTGTAAATAGGACGATAAAGATAATATCCTTCATAAACTGGTGCTGTGGCTGCTGGCCCACAATGCAATCCTTGCATAGTGGCAACCTCTAATTTATTAAATGTCCAACGATAAAGACTTCTTCCAAAAGCTTCCCAAGCATGAAAATCTTCTTCAATAAAGTTTTTAAGTGGTGACTTCGTCAATTTCTTTGCCTTTCGATGTTTGTAAAAAATCATGCCAAGCAATCCAAGCATAGATTGCGCTTTCCGCATATTCAATATCAGATTCTTCAGCGGTTTCAAAAGACCAGTCTCCAGCCCGATAAACCTGATTAACAGATTTATCCTCTAGCTGCCACTCTCTTTCTAGTGAAACATCAGGAACTTTTGTAGGATCATATTTAAACATTTTCCCCCCCTTAACTATGTAGCAATACCAGTTTAGTGGTCTATGCCAGAATAGTCAAGTGGGCCTGTGTCTTCATCTTTATAATCTACATAGGCTTTAGAATAGCCACAGTAGTTGCAGTATTCAAAGATGTGAAAGAAGGACTGTTTTTCTTCAATAGCTATAGAAATTTTTGCATCGCAGGTGGGGCAATTCAAAGCAGCCTACCTGGTTCATAAAAGGCTTCTGTATAGCCACAACTTTTGCAGTTTTTAAAAAACATATTGCGATCATTATATTTTGTAGATATATATTGAAAGTTGTGCATTTTTAAACAGCCATTTTTAAAAAGGTTTATCCAATCTAAAAACATGAAATATTTATAAATTATTTTGTTTATCATCAAGAAGATTATTCCTCTTCTTCTTTAATATATTTTAAATATCCACCGCCCCGATAGTGGTCGGGGCCCACATCAAGAAAAGATCTTCTGCATTTGCAGGTATCTGGTACTCCGTTTTTAGATTCTATAATATCTTTACACCAAAGGCATTGAGCTTTCATAAAGAAATTATATCATTTTAATTGGAAGACTTTACCCATTTTGTTATTGTTTGTACAGGCACTCCCAAGCTTTTAGCTAATTCTTTTTTGTCATACCCAAGAGAAATAGCTCTAATGGCTCTCCATCGACATTCTTGCTCAAGATTTTCATAAGCTTCTTTGGCACTGTGGTATTCTTTACCAACCTTTTGTAGGCTATCCATTGTAAGCTCCTTGAGCCTAACCTCTTCCCAACTTTTTTCTTTTTCAGCAAGAAACTCGGGGGTAATCTCATCAAAAGACTTAATAGGTTTATCTTTGACACTAATAGGTTTTCTAACTGGCATACGCTTTCCTTTCGTCAATAAATATAATTATCTCATTGTAATCTTTTTGTGTCAAGTCGTATTGACACCAGTCTTTGCTTTGTGTACAATATATATATGGGTATGAAGAAGATTAAGAACGAAATTGAACGCTATGCCGATAAGGCTTATCACGAGGGGTACATGTGGGGGTTCAAGGATGGCTCTGAAACCGAGGCATCCAAAGGCCAAGCATTTGAAGAAGGCGTTCGAGCTGAACGTCAACGGATTATCGGAATGTTTGAGATGATGAGTAAGCAAGAGCTTGAGGTGGGCTCAGCAACAAAGTCAAAACAGTGGCACGATGCGGCGGGTATGGTAAAGCTTGCCGATCATCTAGAAAACTCAGATAATTTCGTTGAAGAAGAATTTTAAATAGGAGAAATAAAAATGGCAACAATGGACGAAGAGTTTGAAGAGCCAGAGCCTCTTCTTGGAAGTATGCAAGAAGGAGAAGAGTGGATTGCCAGATTAGAGGCAGACAAAATTAAGCTACTTGCTGACATTCAAATGGGCAATGTTAGTGATGTCGGTATGAGCATGTTGCATTATGGCTTAGAAAAAACCGAAGAGGCTATAGAACAAATTAAACTAGAAATGATTTTATTAATGGGGGACGACTCTGGTGAGTAGTGAACTTACTTATTTTGCATCAGACGGTAGTTATGGCGATGCCGAGGGCATCTCCGTCATCGACACCTCTGATTGGACTGAAACAGACTGGTCTCACGTAACAGTGGAGTCCGATCATAATCGTGTTTTTATTGCTAGAATGATTGCTTTCACAAAAGAGTTGGATAGGCGAAATGCTAAAAAATGAATGTCCCCAATGTGGCAACACTAAGATTTTTGGTCGTATGGGCGAATGGTGGTGCGGTAACACAGACTGTGCCGTAAAGTGGAGAAATGATGAATTCAAAAGTACGAACTGACAAATATTGGACTGTTGGTAAGATAGTGTTTCATTTTATTCACTATCTACCCCAGCCTTGGAGCCCAAGCTATTACGGCTGGAATCTGTGGTACTTTAAGCGTTGGACTTTAGATATTTATTTTAAGAAACATGTATTTGTTTTTACCTGGGAAAAGGTGAACTAATGAGTCATAGTGCTAATTATACTGATAGAGGGCCTACTACTGTTTTTTACCAGGGCCGAAATTCGGGTATCAAAGAAGAACGTGAACGTATTATTGAACTTCTCGAATATGAGGCATCAGAGTGGCTATCTCATCATGGCACTTGTGATTGCAAGGCAAGAGGAGAAGAAGTTCTGAGGCTTATTTCAAAAATTGAGGATAGCGATCAGCTATAGATATTATGGATGACGAAGAATGGATGACCGAAGAGGAGTTCTTGGAGCTTTTAGAAAGTTGGGATGAGGAAGATGAGCATACCAGTAACTGAATTTACTTGGCCTCTTGATGATAATATGGATTGTGAGCTGTGTGGCTTTACCTGGAACGAGGTGGGCCTTGAATGCTGGGATGAGGAAGAAAATATCTGGCAGTTGTATATCCGTGTGGGATGTTACGAAGGGGATAGCGCAATGTCTAACGATCCTGAATGGGAAACTAAGTCTGCTGATATTATTGAACAAGCATTAATGTATTCTAGATTTAATGAAGAAGAGGCAAATCATTTAAAAGATAAGATTAAATGGATTAAGGAAAGATCGTGACTTGGCAAGAAGAGCTAAATAGAAAAAGAGTTAAGGATAAAGCCTGGTATGGTTGTATCGCTCCTGATGGCTGGAAAGATATTGTTCTTAAAGCAGACGAGATGCTTGCTCACATAGATCCTGACTACCAGATTTTTCAAATCAAGGAGAAATTCGGTACGCTTAGATATTACTTCGGCAGCAATCACGATTTTGACAGTGTTGAGTATGATATCATGAGGGCTATCGAAGTCTGGGCAGAACAGCGTTCGCAGTGGACATGTAAATCCTGCGGTAAGTTTGGAGAGCTAAGAACTGATAGGTATTGGATTGTAACGCTGTGCGATACATGTAACGAGGAAAGAACATGAGCTACGCTAGATTTGGGTGGGATGGATCAGATGTCTATGTGTATATGAGTGTAAGTGGATTTTTGGAATGTTGTGGCTGTTTGCTTGTGCCATTGGAGGATGAGTTCGATGCCCCAGTATTTTATGGTCGTAGCACACAAGAGATGGTAGATCATTTAAAAAGACATGAGGCCGAGGGCGATACTGTGCCTCAAGATATTTATGAAAGTTTGTGGGAAGATGATAAGGAGAATTTCGGTGGATAGAATTGAAGAAGAATTACAGCAAATGCGTAAACGCCGCGATGTAATCAAGGCTGATATTAAAAAGTTTGCTTTAGAATTAAGTGCAACGTCCCAAGTGGCATTAATAGCAGAAATGGCAAGGATTGAGCTTCACATTAAAGATATTGAGGACGAACTTGCTGACATGAAGTTTAAGAGTATTGTGAATGATTATTTTAAAGAAGACGGGCGTTAAGCTCGGCGCAAAAATAATATTTAAAGTTCGGCGGTAAATAGAGATGAAGCACACTATTGACAATTGTACGTGCTGGATATATACTTATCTTACACTGTCTAAAACTATTTGCACGAACTGTCTGAAAGGTGGATGTATTTGTTTAAATGGATAAGAAGGCGTATGTCTAAATCGTATAAAGAGTTGTGGTTTATGGTTTTTGGTTTTGATGAGTATCGCAGTGGTTTGTTGTATCGTTATGAACGTTATAAGGCACGTGTTGAAGCGTTGGATACAACGGTTGACGTGCTACGTAAACGTGTTGCAAAGTTGGAGAAGGATTTGGAGAGGGTGAAAGATGGAAGCAGATAGTACAGCGTGGCATTTTCTTGGTCCTTGGACGGGGTATTATATTGGAGCTGTAGCAGCATTATTGGTGTTATGGATAAATAAAAAAATATGAGCATTGACGATATGTTAAATACACATTTGCTTCGTAATGTTCGTGTTGTGGATGTGTTGTTGGATTATGAGTTTAATGATTCTGATGAGGTTATTACTGCTTGTGGTGATTTGCTTGAGTTAGACAATAGTCTTATTCGTTCTTTGTTTAGTAGGCATAATCGTATTGGATCTTCGGTGGGGGATGAGTTTGCTATTGTTCATATTGATAAAGATATGAGAGATAAGATAAATAATAATAAGATTGTTTTTATTCGCCTAGCCAATTCGATACCTTGGGATAATAGCATGGTTAAATGTGTTGTTGGTGTGTGTTCTACAAATAAAGATCATTCTGAAGTGATGGCTGGTATTGCGAGGGTACTGTTGAATTCTCACAATCGTGCTTTTTTAAAAATGTCTAAGGATAAAGAAGAAATAGTGGAGATGTTTTTGTAATAATGGTGTGTAGGATTTGTAAAGAGTCTAAAGAGTCTGCTGATATGGTGATTAACCATACTACACCTGTGAAAGTGCACTATAAGGATATTTGTAAAAAATGTGCGGGTATTAAGTCAAGACTTGTAAATAAACTAAGGAAAGATAATCCTTACCCTGATGATAATCATGTATGCCCTATATGTTTAAAACAGGCTAACAAGTATTATTTAGATCATGATTGGACTACTGGAGCATTCAGAGGATGGTTGTGTAATGGATGCAACATTGCTTTGGGGTTGTTGAAAGATGATGCTAGTATTTTAAATAGGGCTATTGATTATTTGGATTAATTTTTTGCGGGGTATCAAGGGTGTGCCCCATTACCTATATAACAATAAACCTATATAAGAACATATAAACCTAATAGCCTGTAAGCCCAATAGCCCAGTATGCCAATACTTCGCTACCCGCCGAATAAAACCTTAGCTAATCCATAGGCAATAAGAAAGAATGCTGAGACAATAAAATACTTTTCCATTACTCTATTATACTATTGGATCAAAACAACTCACGATTTTAAAGACTCCTTCGTAATGAAATTTTGTCTGAGTACGGAGACATTATATAAATGTCTTAGTACGACTACACGATACCCCCACATTTATCCACAGATTTATCCACAATGTGGAAAAAAGATGTTACCAGATATGGTGGTTCTGAGTGGAGCAAAGTGGAGAGAAATGGAATATGGGTGATGGGCGACCCTTCGTAGCACCGTAATGCTTTATTTTATTTAACATATCGCCTATAGGGGGATAGCGGATTATGTTCTATCACGCATATTCTATCAAAATGTATAGGGTATTGTCTTATATAGGGGGATAATGTGTGTGTTTAAGCAGATTTTATACCCTCGAAAATCATTAAAAATTAAATAAAAACAAATAAAAATCAGGGAAAATAAAGAAAAATAATCAAAACCCTTTGATAAACATCCATATAGCTATACCTATAGTAAATGCTATATATAGGAGTATTTCTGCTATCAATTGATTCCCCGCTTATTTTACACTAAGGTATGCTAACACCCAACATACCGTAATAACAGATAATATAATTAAAAGATCCACGATTTCAAATGTTCCTTCGTAATAATGTTTAACCAACTAATAAATCATCTAGTGATTCAAAGCCGGTATCCTCTTTAATGTCTAATGATGCTAGTAATAGAGTAAATGTTTCTTGGATGAATGTTTTACCCCGTTCATTCGCGGTAGCCATTTCTTCTGACAATGCAAAAGCTAATGGCAGCCCAATATCATTATACTCAATAAAGTCTTTGAATTCAAGATCTGTCTTATAGTTCATCCATAGATCAGATAGTATTTCACACTTTGTTTCAAATGGTGTTTCTTTTTCTTCCATTACATACCCCTCAAACTTTCCACGATTTTTATATGTTCATCGTAATAGATTTAATTATATAGTTTAAAATAGTCCGGGGTATTAGGATCGAACAAACACATACATACTAGCAATAACAAATACTAATGCAATAGCAGCAAATACAATATCCATAAATACCCCCTTTGATCTTATCATAAAACACTCACGATTTCAAAACACTCATCGTAATAGATTTAAAATAGTATATCGTAAAAATGTTTCCTGAATGTTTCATGTGAGGTCCGGGCCTCATCGGGGAGTTTGCCCCCCGATAAGATTTATTCCACTAAAGATACTTCTAGGTCGTCCAAGCCAGAGAATCCGCTGTCCTCAACCTCTATCCATTTGAGAAGTTCTTGGAATGAAACATTTATAGCCTCACGACCTTCTGGCGAAAAGTCTGTGGCAAAGTTGTGGTGCAATAGCCAAGCAAGGGGCAAGCCAATATCGTTTTGTCGAACAAACTCTAAAAAAGACTCCTCTTCACCAAACTCATCAAGAAACTCGGCAAGTATTTCCACCCTAGTATCAAAAGTCGTCGTCATCGTCCTCATACTTTCTTCCCGTGATAATATCGTGTAACCATTCTAACCTATGTTGCTTTTCCTGTTTAGCAGACTCTACTAGTAACTCGAACTTTTCCCATACCTCTGCCCTCGACTGTTGGGCAAGGTATCTTCCCACGAGATATGGGTCAGTCCGAATGTCCGATAGAGAGTCATAGATTTTCATAGCAATCGCTTCTTCTCTACTGCTTTTCATATTCTCCCATTATACCGTTGTCGTGTCTAACTAGCAACCAATCCTGTCCAAGTGTCAACTATCTGCTCATATTCTGGCAGGGTATCAAAATGGTCTAACAGCCTCTGTGGAATGTTTTCATAGGTGTGGAAGAATGTTTCCATATCAATAAAGAAATCGTCATCTTCGATATAGTCTCCACCTAGGTCAGTACCCCAGCCGAGTGTCAACTGTTTGGCCTCTTCTTCAGTGAGATAGAAATCATACTCCTGGAGCATTGTGCCTGCCCCATAGTGGATACCTACCTGTGGAATGGTGTAGAAATTAATCTTCCATCCCCCCGTTTGCTCGCCACTTGATTCCCAAGCTGTCTCGTCCCAGATGTTCATATCATAGTTATTAGTTTTAAAAGTATTAGACATATGCTCCCACTCCTCTGACTGCATATTCGGCAAGGTACTCATCTCGATTATATATGATAGAGGGTGTCAAGTCAATATACCCTCCAGCATTGTCCCACTTTTCTTTATGAACACTAATAGTTTTATTAGCAAAGTTATAGACAGGAACATCATATCCATCACCTGTGGCAGATAGCTTATTGATTGACATGCCTACCCCAGTTTCTTTATCCCAGTCACGGTCAATGACTCTTGAAACAAAGATACGTGTGAAGTATGACTCATCACTATCACGGCCCATGGCGTGTGCTAAAGCATTAGCAACAATCTCATGCCTGTCCAATCCTCCCCAATGGAGATACAGGAAAATTGTATTGTTATCGGTATTACGAATTCCAACAGTTGCACG